TACAAACGCACAATCTGTGCAGCCTCAAACTTTTGACCATCTGTTTTTAAGTATTCCTCAATCGTCAACGCCTTTGAGATGGAAACTTTCACCACCTCCCCATGCTCCTTCTTCTCTATGTGGAAGGGCTCATAAAGCCATTCCTCATACGCTGATTTGCTGATTTCGTTACATCTCGGAATAACCGACAAAATATGTCCTTTATGTTCCCCCGTTACCTTGTACCTCGCATCCCCATCAGCAGACCCCATAGGTCCAAGTCTCTCATACAAAGCTGCTATATGTGCGTAAATCCACTTAAAGGCTAACACTTGACGGATACCCTCTAATAAGAAGTCCATCTTGATCTCACGAGAATCCAATCGGGCTTGGGTGTGAGGACTCAACTCAACCTTAACTGTTGATTTCATCACGCTGATGGTCTCAAATATCGTACTCGGATAAGCAGCTCTCTCTAACTTCTTGTCTAGGTTTAAGGACTTAACGGGTGGAGTACCCTTCGATATCATGGGGGTACTATTAATCTCGGATAAGAGCTTATTATATTCCTCTTTCACGCGAGGGTCTAGATTCGCTAAATTCTTGGGATCAGTCCCTAAAATGCGATCTGCAATACCACAGGGTCCTAGACCTAGAGGAGGGTCTAAGTCCGCTTCTTTCTCTAGGCGAGCTATACGAGAAATAAGCAACCCTATCTGCCGATTCTCATACGCCACACGCACCATTGCTCTCTTTATGTTATCCATTGCCTCACTCCTTTGATTGACGAGACAACGGATGAATAAAGGAACTATAAGTCTTCTTTATCCACCTGCTCAAGATAAGCCAAAGCACACTCCTTAGCCCCATTTGAAGCCTTTACACTCCGCACTCTATCCTTTAGAGATAAATGAGACCAACCCGTAGTGGCGACTTGTTTCATCTTCTCGACTATCTGTTCCATTCTCTCTTTTGAATCCTTTTCCCTTATCGCCTCCTCCACCTTGAAAGCCTCACTCGCAGGTCTAATAGGTACATCATGGCGGATAACGGATAAGCCAGCTACGCTGACGCTCACCTCCACTACACAAGGGGATCGGTCTAAATCATCAAGGTGCAAGGCACCTCGCGTCAAACTACCCACATTCACCACATAGCCACCATTCGATAACCTCGTTATCCCTTGATCCTTATGCCAATGACCAAAAAACCAACAATCCACATCAGGGATACTATCCAATAAATCATAACCGACAATATCTTCGTTTTCAAACATACTGCCACCTGCACCTGAGCGGGCTAATAAGTGACAAGCCACAAACAAGTAATCCTCAGGTCCCTTTTTAATATTCCTCAACCGATCTAAATCGTACTCTGTTCCGTGATAAGGGACACCCACTATCCGTAAAGAAATGCCCTCTTCATCCGTTACGAAAATCTCTTCAGAGTCACCGAACTGCCTAAAAACCGATGCTGAAAACAAAACGCTCAAGGGCTGTTCAGGTAGATATTCGATATTTCCATACTTCACATCATGATTACCCACAAGGGCATATACAGGACAAGGGTAATCTTTGTGTGCTTCACAAGCTGAACGAACCAAAGCATGGGAGTTCCGAGTGGGGGACTTCACATCAAAAAAATCCCCGCCGTCTAACACCAAATCTACTGATAAATCCTTTGCCTTTCGACCTATCCATTTCAGCTTATCTACAACATCCATAGACCAATCTCCCGTCCTCCGTTTTGGGGTTCGGTCGGCTAAGTGAACATCAGTCCTCCACAGCACTTTAATCATGTCTCACACTCCCTAGGATTACTTCATGAAGTTCATCGCACATACGAGTATATATGGACACATCGCAAGAACCGAAAATAAGTTCTTGGTCGCTGTTATGCCTTTTGAAGATCAACCCCCCTGCATCTCCTCCGTGACACATAAAATCCGTAAACACGCCACACTATCCGAAGATGCTTTGTTGACGGGTGGTGTTCTTCTCTTTGAGAGCCAAGAACAGGCAACACAAGTCGCCCTCGCGTTCGAGGGAGTATCCACTTCTGAATTCTATGTGAAGTTGTACAACGACAAAGGCGAAACCATTTGGACAAACATCTAGAGTGGCTCCCCCTTTTCGTTTAAAAGTCCCTTCGTGTAAAGAGCATAAAGCTGAATCCCTATTGCGGGGGCAAGTAGTGCGTTCCAACCTATGGATAAAGATTTAAATATCCAACCTCCAGGTATACCAGGGAAGAGCAAGGATATCAAAAATCCAATTCCGCTCTCGGGGAGTCCCGATAATAAGTCTGACCAAGAAATGAGACCTAAAAATCCTTTTAATAACTCGGAAATCTTCCAACTCACCTCCGTCACATTTATCCAAATCACCCAATAAAGGTACGACTTAGCAGGGATAGTTAAAACCTTAAGTAGTGGATGCCTCTCTAAGAAATGGTCTAGCCAATCAGCTAAATTCTTAGCTGTACCAAGAACGGGCTTTACTACCTTGCCTAGCCATCTAGAAAGCTCTCCCCCAGCTCCTCCATTCTTTTTAAGGATAGACTGCACGATAGATGTTAGTGTGGGAGCATCAGACGCATACAGAAATAGAAAGTGTAAAATCTTGCTGTCTTTCTTCAGCTTGCTCTTAGCTCCTTCCCACCACTTAGCTCCTTCGTCCAATAATGCCTGAAACTTTTTGGATAACTCCGTGTACAGCTTGATCGGATTGGTTGTAGTTATCCCCAACATATCCTTAAACTTTTCCCATAAATCAGGTGCCTTCTGAAATGCCTGATAAATCTCTTTTAGCTTCTTCCCCAATCCCTTGATGATCGCTTCCTTATCTAATCCTGCACATCGGATAATCCCTTCCCCAAAGACGCTCAAGACATTCTCATCTATCTCTCTCACCTTGATGTGTGCAGTCCTCCCTGTAGAGCTTGTCATGATAGCCCATCGAGAAGACTCTAAAACATACGCTTTTCTAGCTAGGTACACCCTAGCTAGTTTTTTTGGGTTTGTCATTCCCTTACTCCTGATTGTTGTGGTCTAGCCTGATTGTTTAATAAATTATTAATGGATAGATTTGAACGACCAAGAAGGAGAGCCTAAAATGATGAGAACCGCAAGTGATGTCTTAAGAAGTCTCGAAGCCCGTATCGCTCGCCTTGAAAGAAGAGCAGCAGAAGTGGTACTCACGCCAGAGGTCATCGAGAACGAGTACGAAAACGCAAAGAAGTTGAGCCAAGTAGACCCACAGATTGCTGCCGCTCTCATTCACGCAGGTGACAGAAGCGGGGACAAGATTAAGTCTCAGAATCGCACTATCGCTGCCGCTGCCCTTAAACCTTCACAAACCACCATGCTACCTGGAAACTCTTTGTGCATGATTGTTTGGATGATCAACAACAATAAGATTGACCCAAATCTTGGTGCTATCATCTCTAACGACAATTTCATCATGGACGGACATCACCGTTGGGCAGCAATGATTCTTCTTTTCGGTAAGGCTGCAAAGGTTGGAGGCATTCAAGTTGACCTACCTGGAAGTCAACTAGTTAGAGTTCTGAATGTTGTCACAAAAGGACTTTATTCGGGAAGAAATGGAAATGCAGGGTCGGGTGATATTGGAAACTTCAATCCTGCATATGTTGCAAAGATGTGCAGAGAGGCAGTTGAAAATGGACTCCCCGCAGGCATTGGTGGTAAGTTTGGGTGTAAGGCTGAAGATGTCAAGTCTGCCTTCATAAAGCAGTTTGGTGATGTTGAAGTTGCTATCCGCACTTTATCCGAAAACGCCAAGTACATTACAACAACAGTCCCATCTTGGGCTCCTGATCGTAAAGATATGCCTGTCCTTGACGCAGACAAGGGTGAGGTGGACTTCGCCGCAGGTATGCTCTCCCGTGGTGAGGTAGAGGTGTTCCCTCCCTTTCCTGAGGAGCAAACCGTGAAAATTGGCAGCCGTAGGAATTTCCGTAGAAGCTACTGAAAACGCTTGGTGTACTTATCCGCCACGCAGGACGCACACCACGCATTAGGTTTTGTTTCTACTCGGTCAAATCCATACCCCTTTACAATGCTCACTAAACCGCTCGACCACCTGTAGGTGTACCCCCTCGGATGTGAGTTCACATCTAAATGGATAGTTATGGGGCAGGATGGGTAAAGCCTCATGAGGGATTGTCCCACCGAGATAGAAGCCTCCATCTCGGCATATACCCTAGAGTACAAATCCATAAAAGGTCGTAACATTGGTAGCTTCTTGTGAAAACACCTGCCGTGATATCTCTTATCGGGGGACAAAAAACATACAGCTACGACAATAAGCGTCCCATTAGCAAATGGTTGACTATCAGCACCAACCACCACATCTAACTTGGAAGTGTCGCGTAGTCCGTTCCCGATCTCAGTTAAGAAATCTTCTTCGGAATATGTCTCACTCCCTCTTATCCACATAATCAATGCACTCTCAGGTTAATAAATCACCGAGCTTTATACCTATCTCGTGCGTTTAAATAGATCACTCATGGCAACCACCTGCCCAAGTCCTCCTACCACTTCATCCCTCAAGGAGGTCGAGGGAGTCACCCTCAAAACGGATACATCCTGCGTCCTCTTATTCTTTTCAACCAAGTCGGTAGGCATCACGCCGCTCTCGATGGCGGAAGCGAGCTTCTCTCGATTCACGGAAATCACCACTTCCCCAATCAAAGAAGGATCAATACCACGCTCCTGCATATCCTTCAAAAGGGTTGCCTCGTCATATGTAGAACGAATCTGATTAAACATCGCTACTCGCCCACTCGGCAAGACAATCAAGTCATCCACTTCAAGAAGTGTCCGCAACCCTGCTACCTCTTCCTCAAGATTGTCCTGAAGTACCTTTATCCGTAACAGACGCTCTGAAATCTGTGTCTTATCCATTTTTACACCTCAATCACCGAGGGGGGATTCCCTCTTCTGGTAACAACTTATACAATAGTTGTTATATCACAAATGCTATAATGCACACCAACCGCCTCCCTATGCCACTTGGTCTTATTCCGAAGAAGAAGGGTGTCAGGGACTAAGCGGTGTAGGAAGCCTTTGACGATATGGGTTTTCACCCTTTCCCCATGTAACAGGTCACAGGGCTGTTGGTGTGCCTATTCGTTTTGTATATGTGACGGACAGAGACATAACAAGGGGAATGACTTTGATGTTCGAGTACGAAAAGAAACCTCAGCGAAGGCTTGAGGAATACTCTCTCACCAAGATGAATGAAATCTGCATACCCGCACACATATGGACAGAGCTAACGGATAACTATACACAAGAAGAATTGACCGACCACTTATCCAATATCATCAGTACACTTCCTTTTCCCTACGCTAAATACACTCCCCAAGATGTGAAAAGGGATTGGCTAGATATTAAACATGATGTTCTAAATCCCATAGAGAGTGAGTGGGGACTACCTAGAGTCTCTGTTAAAAGCACCACTTATCAAGGGAGACACCTTTACTTCGCCCCCAATAATAAGGGACTTAAAGTATCCAATCAGTTTGTTGAACCGACTCGTTGTGAAGCTGGACATATCCAATACCCTAGCCCCATAAGACAATGGACTAGGGAAGGCATGAGCAGTAAAAGGTTTTTTCTTCGTCCCCTGTGGACTTTAATGAAGCCAACCCAAGGTGTGGATAGTAGAGTCTTGCTCTCTTGCATCGCTTTGTCAGGCTATGTGGCGAGTCAGTTCAAGCCCGCACTTGCCAAAGGCTTATATGACTTTTTTGGGGCTAAGAGGGTCTTAGATTTCTCCGCAGGGTGGGGGGATAGATTGGTTGGATTTTTAGCTAGCGGAGCGGAGAGTTATGTGGGAATAGACCCGAACACCAAACTCCATGAACCATATCAACGGATAGTTGACTACTGCGAAACGGATAAATCAACCCGATTTATCCGTTCTCCTGCTGAAGATGCCGATCTCTCAGGTCTAAAGGTAGACTTTGTATTTACAAGCCCTCCGTACTTCGACACGGAACGATATTCAGAAGAGCCGACACAAAGTTGGAAAAGATACAAAAGACTAGACGATTGGTTAAATATATTTCTTTTCCCTGTTCTTAGGAAGAGTTGGGATTGCCTAGAAGATGGAGGCAGGATCGCTATAAACATATCCGACAAGGTTAAGGGAGATGTAAAGATTTGTCAGCCCATGCTCGATTACATGGAGAGCCTAGGTGCAACCTATGAAGGCGTAATTGGATACCGAATGAGTAAAAGACCCGGTAGCAACTTCTCCACATTAGATGAACTATCCAATATGGAGATATTTTGTGAGCCAATCTTTATTTGGAGTAAGGGAGTAGCTCCTGAACCTAAATGGATGCCCGATAACTTTTTCGGCGTTTAAAGTATCCCAAGTGCTGTAGTTTTTTTATTAGATGGGTGTAAGAGATACCCCATCTAATGGAGAACCTAAATGAAGTCAGGACTTTTGCTTAACAAGAGGAACGCTCACCTCGACCGCTACCTCGACCACAAGGGAACGATTGAGATCACCATCAGCAAGATGGAGTTTAAAAACCTACAGACCCACTTCACCCGCTACTTCCGTCTCCCGCTCAACTCTCACAGGTATGCCATTATGGGGGAGACCCTCGTTTTCACGATGAATCTCCCTAGTTACGCGGGAGAGAATGTGGTAGGGTTTTTGGATAGCCTCTCCATCTCTTTTGATGTTGTTGAGGCTTGATATTTCATTTATCACGGCTCCATAGGTTGGATAATCCCTAACCCAAACCCATCCGGTCATATGGAGCCACCTAAATGATCAGAAGAACTGCAAGTGAAGTTTTACACGACCTTGAGGTGAGAATCGCCCGCCTTGAGGATTCTAGCTCAAGCCGCACAGCCTCTGTGCTAGACATTCTGAGAAGCCTCCCAAGGGCAAAAGAGATGCAAGAGGAGTTCAGGGACACCCTCTATCCTAATTTTCGTAACGGACTTGCCAAAGTGATTGAGAAAAAGTCTGTAAACCCCATCAGAATCCCCGAAGTATCTGGGGAAGATAGACCCACAGTTAGCATAGTGGTAGAGGGGACTAGATTCTCATGGCAAGATGTTTCTGAAACTGACCTGGCTGCGGGAAAGCTCTTAGTTCCATACACTATAGGTGTTAGGATGTTTTTCAGAGCACCAAAACCGGTTAGTGAGATCGTAAAAGTAAAAAGGGGTTTAACGGGTATCAAACAGTTTTGGGGATATACCGTCACACCTGACGACATTAAAGAAAGAACAGAGGTTATTACTGCTGTGCAGTCTTTCTGCAAGAAATTTGGGGTGACCTACTCAAATATAAGTTTCCCTGCTGCGGATAAGAAGAGCGGTGTTTACCCCTCGATGTACGGAACCCTGACGGTCATGTTCGACCTAAGTCACTACCTGTGAGATAAATGTCGGTTGTTCTACAGGGGTTGAGTGTGGGTGGCGGTCAGACTAGGTGACGACCGCACGACACAAGGGGAGATGACCTTGAGAGGGCATATGGGGTTCTTGCTTTTTATCCGTAGTATTAATTAATAAAACGAGCCAAGACGAGTTACTGACTCAAGGATTAATCCTTTTATAGCCCCCCGTTGATATAACCAACGGAGAGCCTAAATGGATAACAAGTTTGGTAGTAAGAATGTCCCTGTGGATGAGAAGCTGTGGGCTGAACTTCAAGCTCTAGCTAAAGGGGAACGGAACAAGCCTGTTGTCCGTGGTGGGGAGTCTGTCAATCCTGTTAACGATGGAGCAGGGTTCCGCACCTTTCCTTCCGCTTACGCGAATGGTTGGGCTTTGGCTCAGTATAAGCGTCTAGGCGGCAAGTGGAAAAAAGAAGGTTCTGAGTTCAAGATGCCTCGTAAATGGGATTTATCCCATTGTGAGGATAAACCCTGCGAGGATATGGGGTTTTCTGAAAAGGCTTCTTGTCGCCCCTATAAGAACTGTTATGGGAAAACATCTGCCGAAAGAGTGGCGGAACGCTATGGAGCGAAGCGTGACGACCCTAAACTCAAGAACACGGGTAAGGGGGGTTTAGGTACTTGGTTCGCAGGACATGGCGGAGGAGACCCTGAAGACAGAGCTACTTGGGGGGATTGGGTCGCGATTACGCCTGTAAAGCACACGATCAAGAAAGAGGAAGGTGAGGATAAGACTTATGAACCCGGAGATATTGTTGGCCCATGTGCCGTCTCTAGTGAGAAAGAGTGGGCTTCTGTCACAGGAAACGGAAGTAAGCCCCTCAAGTGTATGCCCCGAGAGAAGGCTTGGGGGATGCCCAAAGAAGACAGAGCTGCCCTCGCTCGCAAAAAGAAGACGGAAGAAGCGAAACATAAAGGAAAAAAGCCTGTTAACACTCCGACTTTTAGTGAGGATGCTGAGAAGGTAAAGAAAGGCTCGGATAGAGTATCCGATTTCCATCGGGAGGTGATACCTCCCGACTCTCTGTCTAGTTTATCGAATGGGTCGGTAACAAATAAGGATACTAATCCTGATGGGAGTGGGTCACATAGTGCATTACCGAATGGAGACTCCGCTAGAAACATCGGTCGTCCATCGCCTGACTCACCTAATCTCAAATATCGGAATTTGGATAAATCAGAGGCGAATGGGAGAACCCCTGCCAACAAATTGGATATGGGTTATGTGAATGATAGCGGCAGCGGTTCAGCTAGGGTTATCCCTTATGACAGCGGCTTCGCCAATAACTCCTCTTCAATCAGAAACGCAGGGTTAAAAGCGTTAGCGAGTAAGATAGCCGCTCGCTATATCCAATCTGCGGCACAACCTGCACAAGACCTAGGTGGTGTGCAGACTTGGGTAAACAAGACACGCCAAGATCAAATAGAGAATGACACATCTGCCCCTGAGAAGGGTCGAGGAGATTCGGAAGACGGCAAACCTCAAAGGGATAGAGTTTTGCCGTTACCTGATGGACACCCTAAAGGGAGAGATGAACAAAGGGCAGGTCCTCCTGTGATGAACACGCCTTCGGATAGTTCAGGTGCGTCTACATCTTATGGGAAACAGCCAAATCCAAACGCGATACCGAATCAACCTGATGGGAAACCCCTACACCAACGCCCGAGGTCTAGTGGATTACCTGGAGATCAGTACGGACATCCGTACATAAACCAACAGAACACCACAGGTATGAAGAGGCGTACCGATGATATCTAATGGATTTTGGGATACGGATAGTTATGGGAACCTGATTAAGGTAGCCATAATCAGCGTATTGCCTCCTAGCAACAGGCAAAGAAAACAAAAGGGACAAGTTAAGAGGGACTATCTTAAGCGTAAGCGTAAGAACAGAAAGAACAAGACAAAGATTAAGCTGCGTAGAAAGCGTTATTACAGGCTGAACAAGAGACGGATACTTCGTTATCAGAAGCAGTATCGGGATACTCCGCACTTGTTCAAAAGATATGAAGGGGGAGGGGTTTCAACAAGAGGACAAAAGAACGAAAGGGATAAAAAAGCTATGAACATGGAGTCTCAATATAGGGAGGCTATCCGTAATGTGATGGCGAGTGAGATGGAACTAGAGGGGGGATTAGCAAGAGCCCCTCGTCATCAAATGAAGCGTATGCTTCAGAAAACTAGAACTCTCCGTAAGCGTCCTGATAGTCAAAGACGCAGACAGATGAGAAAGACTTATCGTAAAAGGGTAAAGTCGGATGCGAGCTTCAGGAGATATCGTAAAGACTATGCTAAGAAGTATTACAAGAAAAACAAGTCAAAAATCCAACAACGCAGGAAGAGAGCTAGTGAGATGAGCAACAAGTTATCCATAATGCAGGCATTACTTGCGGTTCTGAGAGCGGCACATTGGTCGCATTGGACTTCCCATTGGCAGATAAAGGGTAGCACCTTTTATGGGGATCATTTATTGATGGAGAAGCTGTATGGGGGGCTTGTAGATGAGATAGATACGCTAGCAGAGAAGATTATTGGGGAGTTTGGATCAGAAAGTTTAGATGCCGTGGATCAGGCACAGATGATGACATCTAATCTGATCACACAATCAAGGGGCGAGAAAGACCCATTAAAGCGAGCATTACAAATAGAAGAGAATCTGCAAAAGACCTTAAAAGTATTTTACGAAATGTTAAAGCAACAGGATCAGATGAGTTTGGGTTTAGATGATTATGTGATGAGTCTAGCTAATGCCCATGAGACGAACTTGTATTTACTCAGACAGAGACATCGCTAATGTTTCACCATCTCACACTAGCGGTGCGTGACCGCATCATCAAAGAGTTCAGGGAGTATTGGGCAGATCACCCAAGGTATCCTGATCTTGCTCAAAATATACAGGGCAAGTTTTCTTTTGATGAACGCCCTCAGTTTGGGATGGTCATCAAAACAGGTGGGGCAAGCAATGTGGTTTTATCCAATGATAACTATATTGGAATAGTAGAGGGTTATGTATCTTTAGCTCAGATACCCCCTTATCGAGGTAAGTCGATAGAGTGGGTCAGAGATGATATGTCAAAAGTCCCTGAAGAAGGGGTTTATGTAGTATCCATTATTGAGCCGACAGTAGAAGTAGAAGACCCATACATAAAATATGCAGTTATCCAAAAGTATCGTAGGGTGCATGAAACAAATTTGATGTACACATCGGATACGGAAATATCCTTATTGGGGGAGCCGATAGAGAACTCTTTGAGATTGATAGAGTATCCATCAGGCAGGTTATTGTCTCAGAGTGAGTACACGCTAGAAGGTTCTGTAGTAACTTTAGCTGAGGCTTTACCCTCTGCCAAGTTAAGACTAGAAGCGAGGTACACAGAACAGGATGCACAAACAGGTCCATATGCAATACAGCCAGCATTGGCATACAGAAACTTGATTAATGGGGTGGTTATTGCTTTTGGTAGGGAGCTAGAAGCAGGGGATAAAATGGCTGTGATGGTGGAGGGAAGTAGACAACAAGTAAGTAAGGAATATGGAGGCAGGTGGGATATCAGCGTGGATGTTGATTTGGTGACTAGGGATGTACATTCACAAGCCGACATAGCTGATAGGACGGTCGTTTGGTTATGGTCAACACTCCGTCCCAAACTCTCTACTCTTGGATTAGAACTATCCGATGTGAGTCTTGGAGGTGAGGGGGAAGAAGCGTATGACGACAATGGGGATGATTATTTCTACACGGCTTCCATCAGCTTCAGTATCCAAGCTGATTGGTTTATCCATTATCCATTAGTGATACCGATTTTATCCGTTTCGACAAACAATGTAGTGCCGATGCAGTTACTGCCTATGGGTGAGCCTATTGTGGGTATAGGTAATACGGATGGTTTCAGGCAGAGGATTATTGGGTAGTCGGGTTTAATAATCTATCTATCTACTAAGGCTTAAACAAAGAGCATAAGCCTAGATGAGGAGATAGATGCCAATCCTTTCGTATCAATGCCACTCTTGTGGATTATCTCAAAAGAAACGCACACCTAAGGCACTAGAGAGTGTTACCTGTGTGTGTGGTTCTCTTGCTCTTCCCGCAGAGGTAGGGGAAGTGAGCGTGGGATTCACGACAAGTGTGGTCAACAAGCAAGGATTGGTCAAAGCCCAAGATAGTGGGATGGAGTCATTCGATTTGAACTATGATCGAGTGATCGGTGAAGATGCGGCTGAGAAGTGGGATGTCATTTATCATCGTAAGAGGGACAAGATAGACCTATTGGAATCTTCCAAAGGCACCTCGATGAAAGATGTCATGAGACTTCCCGATGGGACTTATGCTGTGAAACCTAATGATAGCGTAGCGTTCCGTGAAGAACGACTCCGCAGGATCAAACTATCCCAAACACCATACAAGTCACAGGAGTAAAGAAGATGGCTATTAGAGGCGGCTACGCTCCCCCAGGTGTATACACCGAAACCGTGTTTGAAACTCAGACACAACCGAATATAATTGTCACGGGTAAGGTTCCCTTACTCATAGGGACAGGTAGAGAGACTATCATCTCCAAGGGCAATACCCTAGTGAGAGGTAGCTCGGCAACTATCGACCAACGCATTGTGGAAGAAGATGCCACAGGTCGTGCAATTGTTGCCGTCAACCCTGATGACTCTTTTGAGCTAGGTGAGTTTGACGGAGAAATCACTTCTTTTGTCGTTCGTAACTTACCCATCGTCACGGGAGACGGTTCTGCCACAGTTGCCACTACCCCCACATCAGTTTCCGTACTGATCAATGGTGTCGCCACGGTGGTGTTATCCGTAGAGGGAACCACGGGTGTAGTCACCATCGCTGAAGCTCCAAGTGCTGAGGATGATGTGAGAGTCACCTACTTCTTTGATCGTAAAGATACACTCATCACGGAAGAAGATTTAAGTACGCAAATCACATCTACCCAAACTGAACTATTGGGTTCCGCAGGGTCTTTTGCATTTAATGCTTCCACTAACACCTTCGTAGTCACTTGTGATGGAGTGTCGAGCGTTCTTACACTTCCCCTTGCTGACGGAACAGACCGTCTTGGAAGTCTTGATCGCGTTGTTGGTGTCATCAATGCGGCATCTGTAGGTTCTCTCTCGGCTACCACATACACCGATAACAATGGATCAGTAAATCTCAAGCTACTAGCCGATGGTTTTATCCGTATTGGTGCAGGGTCGGCAAATGGTGGGATGGGTCTTTATCCTAATCAGGTGGGGTCGGAGCGTTCGAGTGTGTTTTACACGCAATTCACTCCAATTGTGGATGGCTCTAATAGCGGCATCACCACCACAGATGTGACAGACATCATCGTCAAGGTGGATGGTGAAATCATCACACCCACATCTCTAGACGGACAAACAGGGGCGATTACCTTATCCAATCCCCCTAGCGTAGGTTCTACTATCCTAGTCACCTATTACTACAACACCTTCAGAGATCAGTTTGATTTTATCCCTGGTCGCGATATTGTGTCCGTAGACAGGGTTTCTTTGGTGGCGAGCGGTGGTGGACAAGCCGCTCAGTTTATCGAAGGTGTAGATTGGGTACTGCATGATGACAAAATCGTGTGGGGTACTGCCACCCTCGTATCTGAGGGTGCTATCCAAAACGGCACCACACCTTTCGGCACTATCCAAGTTCTATCCTCCCTCAAGGATGAACGAGCCTTTATGGTGGAGTGTTCACCCGTAGTGACCACTTCTGTTGTACCTCCAAGAGTGTTGGCTAACACTTTCCAATTACCCCATCAGCCCACAGATGGTACAGGTACAGGTACACCAACATCGCGTACCGATCTGATTCAGGTTCGTTCAGGGGTATCCATTTCGGATGCCTTAGACAAAGACCCCTTAGATGTGGTGAGAGTGAACCCTGCCAACTCGCAGATCACTATCTCCTCAAGCATCCCCGCTAGTCATAAAGTCTATGCAACCTTCTACTACAATAATATCCAAGACCAAATCGCCTCCGTGGGCGGTGGATATGTGATTAGAGTAGAGAGCGTCGGCACATCAGGCATTGGCACCTACTCCATGACCAAAGAAGGTGTATCCGTTTACGGTGTCACCTTTACAGGAAAAGGCTCCGATCTCGATGCCGTCACCTTGAACTTCCCTTCGGGGTCAGAAGTCTTATCCGATGCTAGGATAGAAAACGGAAAGCCCGTTTCAGAATTGGTCAGCGTAGAGCTAGCTGATTATGATGAAACTTCGGCTATCTTTAACTTCACAGGGGCATCCCCCTACTTCCCCGTGCTCGGTTCTTCGGATACCCTTAACCTCGAAATAAACGGAACCTCACTCAGCGTGGAATTGGGGGACTCTACCTCCACAGGTATCCGTCATCCCCTGCCTCTGCATTTGGGCGAACCTTTACCTTACACGGAAGAATCCAATAAAGGCGATTTGGGGACAGGGATTGCCTCTAGCTTGAACTTGGTTGTAGACGGTGTATCCCTTACAGCCACACTAAGCGGAGATAACCTAGATATTGATGATTGGGTCACGGCTATCAATACGGAAGCCGCTTCTGCTTCACCCATTTATGTGGGTATGGGTCGTATATCCACTCTAGATATTGCATTAGGTACATATCAGAACTTGAAATTCCATTACACGGGTAGCGTAAATGGAGCATCAGGGGACATTACTGCCGTTATCCCTGTTGCAGGCTACGCTAATGCTTCCGCCTTGGCTACCGCCATAGACGCGGCTATTTCTAATGCCATAGCCACTTTTGTGTTTGGACAGCCCGATTTCACAGGCTTGTCCTTATCCGTAACAGCGGACGCGAGCGGTCGTCTTGTATTCACACTAGATGGACTTCCTAATGGCGTTGGCACTACGGACGAGTTTGGCTTCATTGAGTTTATCGCAGCTGACGACACTACCTTCTGTTCAATCGCGGGTCTTGATGCTGATACTGCAACAGGTGGAACCCAAACCAAATGGGGCGTTCTTCCCATAGCAGCTAAGTCATCTAAAACCACTTCTTCAGGTGAAAAGGTAGACCGTCTTATCCTTAAGGGCAGAATGCTTCGTGGTAACTACTACTACCCCCAAACAAACTTGGGGATAGCCATCAATGGCGGTACGGATACTGAAAAGGCAGGTATGCCCTCTTCACTATCCATTTCCAATCCATTGTCGGTTGTGTCTTTGGCAAGTGTGTTGTTATCCGTAGGTTGGAGTGTACAGGTAGGATCATTACCTGCGGCTGTGTTTTATGACGGCTCCGATGTCAACAATCCCGTTAATGATCAGCTTGTGTTATCCATTAATGGGGTAAGTGTAGTAGTCAACTTTACAAGTTCGGGTGCAGGGGATACACTTGAGCTACAAGACATCAAGTCTGAGATAGAGGCAGCTATCACGGCAGCTTCCGCTGATGCTGAAGTCGTCATCGAAGGTGCGGGTCTCCGTGTGATCTCGACCTATGAAAACACTAATGCAAGTATTGTTGTTGGTGCTGGGTCGGCAAATGACACACTAGGCGTAAGTGAGGGAGACATCGGCTCTACAGGTGTAGTCACAGCAAGTGGCGTTTGTTCTGCTCTCATGTCTCACACTCGGGCAGGTGGAGACATTGCCGTAGTGTTGTTCTCCACAGAACCCAAGTTGGTATCCCTTGACACTCGCTTCACCTCTGAGGCTATCGCCTATCCATTTACGGATAGGGTAGGCAAGACTTCGGTGGTGATTGAGAGCCTTACATTTGGTGTATCTAGCTACATCACGATAGTGGGAGGAAACGCAGTATCCACAAAGGGGAATGGATTTAAGATTGTTGCGAATGAAGGTGCTGTGGGAGAAGATGCCTATCAGGGATTTGTCGTCACATCAAACAATCCAAAAGGCTCAGGTTCGGCTAATACATCAAGTCTTAACGATGGAGTTGGACAAGATGGTGTTGTTGGACAGACCTATGTGGACAGCGTAACAGGATTGACCTTTACCTTGCTCCCAAGAGACGGCGGTCTCATGTACCCCACAGGGGCTGATGCCACACTATCCTTCTCGGTGGGTAAGACAATCACCACTAACGCCAATATCCCCGTAAACATGATTTACGGAGTTAGTCTGATTGTATCCAATACCGTAGGGGCAGAGATTGGCGATACTGCGGTTGTGGAGACTTTCTTCAAGGGAGGCAAAGAACCTAATATCGGTCAGGTTTACTACCTCGATTTCACCCGTCTACGCACTCAGTTTGGCACTTCCGTATTCACAAACATGGCGGATGTGCTCGCTACTTATGGAGAAATCAGCCCACAAAACACACTCAGCCTCGGGGCGTATTTGGCGTTCTCCAACGGAGCAAGAGCGATTGCCCTTCATCAGGTGCCATTGGAGGCAGGTAAAAACACCTTAACGGAACAACAAGTTTTAACCGCGTTGGATGCTATCGAGGGCGATATCTCTGATGGTTTGTCCCCGAATGTAATTGTCCCCTTGTTCCCCGCCACTTCCTCCATCCTCGCCTCTATTTCTAACCATGTGGATATACAGAGCAGTATCCGTTATCGTTCGGAACGGAGAGCGATTCTTGGATTTAGAGCTGGCACTCAGCCCCGTGAAGCACAGGCTCTTGCAACAGCTACTGCCAACACCCGCGTCTGCCTCGTTTATCCTGATATCGGTCGTGTAGCCTTCACCGATGCAAGTGGGGTGTCTCAAAACTTCCTTGTTGATGGTTCATACTTTGCCGTAGCTCTCGCTTGTGCTACCACATCAAATGCCGTTGATCCCGCAACACCTTGGACTAATAGAGCTATCCGTGGCTTCACCGCTTTGGGGCGTTCTTTAGATGCGGTTGATGCAAATCAAACCGCTAATGCAGGTGTCACCGTACTGAAGTCTGAACGAGGTGTCATATCCGTAAGACACGGCTTGACCACGAACATGACTTCTATCCTCACGAAAACCCCCACCGTTATCCAAATTGCGGATGAAGTTCATCTAAGAGCTAGGGATACCCTCAATCAGTACATCGGGGTTAAGTTCTTACCCAATGTGGTGCCTCAAATAGAGGGTAAGGTTAATGCCATGTTCAAACAACTTGTCAGCGAACAACTTATCTCAACTTACACAGGTCTTAGCGTTACACAAGACCCTAATGACCCAACCGCTCTTTTGGTCGAAGCCTTTTATAAGCCCGTATTCCCCTTGCTCTATATCCAATTCACCTTTAATGTCAGAAGCAGCCTCTAATTAGACACCTAGGGGAGAATCCCCCAATATGACGCGGAAGGCTTCCTCCTGTTTACTGCGGAGGTCTTCCGCTTCTCTTTTATTCAAACCTATAAATTGGATAGCTCCCTTGTTTTGACACACCCTACAATCTATGGCTGAGACCACTTGGTATTGTAAGGGGTAATATAATCTACACTTATTACATTTAAAGTATCCATATGGGGTGCTTGATGTTTGCATATTTTCACCTAAGGGGTAGTCATGAGTAGGGATTGTAGAGTTCAATGGAGACTTGAAGAAGATGGCACTAACAAGTCTTGGAGATGTGTTGCCCATTTAACACCTACATCTTGGGTGTGTGAGGCGATACATAAATGCTATTACGCAAATTGTCCCGGCAGGAGCAATACAGGTAAACCCCTCACAAAAGAGGAAATGAATATCCATAAACTCCGCCGAGAACTCGAAGAAGATTTTATCCGTAAAGGCACACCCCCTCAACCAACCCCCCCTAAACCAACTGCATCCACATCCGCTACTCCAAAACCCAATCCCTCAGCACCCACAACTATCCATTACTGCTCCGTTGAGAAGTGTAAGAAACCGATCCCTCCAACAAGGAAGTCTGTGAAGTATTGCTCGGAAAACTGCCGAAAAAACGCTTTCCGTGGGAAGAAGAAAAAACAACCGCCCACTCCCCCCTCCCCACCCACGCCTATCCACATCCCACCAATACTTCAAACTTCAGTTTGTCAATGTGTCGGCTGCTCCAACACAGTAACCACTACAAAGTATTGTTCATCTTATTGTCGTAAGAAGGCATTTAAACAACGGCTACGAGGCATTTTCCCCACTTAGGGTTTAAGGTGAACAAGCCCCAAACCCGTAAACGAACCCGTCTCAAACTTAACACGATCTTTCAGCGTCATTAAGACCCTCTTGACATCTCGCTCTACCTGCTCATTCGTGAACTTATCCATTACGAATGAGACAACATCATCATCCAACTCAATGTCCTCAACACCCTGAATCTGAGCTAATGCTCTAATGACTTCTTTGGGGGATGTGGCACAAATAACGCGAGCCGCTACTTTCATGCTAGATGCACGCATATTGAAGGGGGACACGGTAGGAGTAAAGAAAAGAGACCCGCCTCTAACTTGCACTTCTAACCCAGGGATACGACTGACCCCCCTACGATTAACTAAGTAGGTCTCCCACAGGTAATGTGCCTGATCATTAGCCGTGTATGTAATATACTCATGTTCCATTGCCCTAGGGGGAATGAACTCTACTTCGTTAAATCTAATCTCAAGGTTTTTTGCCGATCTGATGATCCTGTAATCATAAAGCATTTGATCCGAAGAGTCGTTGATTGCTTCTTCTACCTCGTTCTCGGCTGTGAGGAAGAGTTCCTGTAGGTCTAGTGTGGCTGATCTTCTCATGGGGTTCTCCGATTCGTGGACTATGTGGGGTTCAGGTGTTGGATTGAACTTTGAAGCCTGATCAACAAGCTCTCGGTCTTCGTGTGATAGTTGTTGCCTGTAAAACGCCTCTCCCATCGTTATAAGGGCATAGTTTGTTCGATCTAGCCCTCTTTCCAATTTGGAAAGGTGCAAAGGGATAGCCGCAAAACTATCACCACAAAGGCGATACATCGCCTCTTTAACTTTGGGGTGATCTTCTAGTGCTGTGAGTATTTGGTTCAATGAAGAACGGACTAGATGAGCCTCCACTCTAGCACCGCTCACCCCCTCGGTGAGCAGAGACCAACTCGCTTGACTAGATGCCCGTTTATCCATTTCGCTCACCTATACCTTGATCGTCAGCACAAAGGGAGATCGGAGTAAAACTATCCAATCTCCCTTTGTGCCTTGCATAGATAATCTATAAAAGCTATGACTTAGCCTCCCCTAAACCCAAAAGTTACCAATCCCCCCCGTAGAGGGGGTTGGTATTAGGCATATATTCGGAGAATATGGGATTACCGCTCTTGTCAGTATGTAAGGAGATTTCGACATTTAGACGCTTACCCGTAAGGAGGTTTGTCAAAATGACATCCGCGAATACGGTGTACTTCAGATGTGAATACTGAGGCAGGGGTGACTCCCCCGCATAATTGATATCAATATCTGAAGCCCCGATATTGATCACATCTCCTTGTGTCTCAAGGTCTAGTTCATCGCTAAAATGTGCTAGTAAGAAATCAGCAAGGGCTTCGCTGACTTCTCTCCGAGAAATGTTCTGCCAACGGGCATACCGCTCAACCATAAAATCAGCTAGCTGAAAGACATTCATGGTCTTAGCTGCGATTTTACGACCGCCTTCGAGGCGAGCTACGCGAGCCTCAAGACTTCTTAAAACTTCACCGGCGGTTCTTCTTATCATATATATAGGGCTCCTCAGCAGGGTGTTCGGTTTAGACTAGACTATAAAAGAATAAAAGTATCCGAACACCTATAATAGCCTATTACCTAAGGTGAGAACCCCAACCAATCCTTCCACAAACATCGGAGGTGTAAGGTGCTGACGAAGATTATGGCGACATACACACACACGCACTACAAGAGGCGTGATATGCAACAGATTATATTCCCTCTTAGTGGAGGGAATAAGTTATCCGTTATAATGGGGCGGTGGTGTTATTCATCACCGAGTGAAGATGGTTTCGCTAAGGCACAGTTAGACGACTATGTGGAGGTGGAGGTGTCTGCTCTCAATCAAGAAGGCATCCTTTTCAGGCACGAGGGCTTGAACTACGAGGAGAATACTCACCTACTGCCCTATTGCAGTTTGAACGACCTTGAGAAGATTCTAACGCAGTATGGAGAGAAGAAGTAAAAGGGCTAACTGAGGGGTGGGAGACTTTTGGATTAAGAGCGTATTAAACACCACCCCAACCCATCTGCTGTTATCCAACCCATCTGCTGTTATCCAACAAGGGGTTGGGGTGGCATCTACTTCGATGAAGTTTTTGAGAGAAGCTAACGGGTTTAGGCGTAAAAAGACGCGATGTACTTCTGAAGGTTATCGTAAGACACAACCCAAGAGTTACCATAACCTAAACTCATTCCCTGACCAAATGATTTATTCGCATCCTCCACTAGTTCGACAAGATATCTCTCACCACCCATAAGATTGGTCAGTCCAGGGTATTTGGTGTCAAGAGACTTGACCAAAGTCTTCCCAAGAAGTGTCCTAAACTCAAGGCTCTCCTCCCCGCTAAGTTTAGTGCTTCTGTAAGAACCTCCCATACCCTGCCTCCATTCACCAAAATACTGCAACTCAAGACTCCGTGAGAGGATGTTAATTACAGCGTTGTCTCCATCCTTTTTCCCCCATACAAACAACTCCGTCGAGGGGTTATACAACGGAATGGTTATCCCTTTGAACTTAAAGCTCGTTGAGAGTAGGGTCTTTTTGATACGATCAAAGAATAAATCAACGGAAGGTGTGGGGTCAAACTCGGGATTTAATAGCCCCTGACCCCTAAGCGAATCCAACACCCACTCCTGTAGCTTCGCATAGTCCTTCCCAACTCCATGAACATTAATAGAGTTGGGCATCTTAATGGTCGTCTCATCAACGGGGGTCACACACAGAACCCCATTAGGAAGCCCTGCCACATTAATGTAGGCAGTATAGTAAGGTGTCCCCTTCATGTTCCCCAAGTCTCTCCGTATTTCCGTTTTTTTGGGGTCAAAAGACACGGAAGCAGGGTCTTTGAAAAGACTTTGAAGGGACTTGACGACTTTACGAGCGAAAGTGCCTAGAGTGCGAGGGGCTTTCACAACTGCGGCTGTGTGACTTGAAGCCATACGCATCGCTTTTCTGATCTCATCATCTATTTCGTACTCATCAACCTCATAGCCCAACTCTTTGAAGAGTAAGGATAACTGCCTCATCAAGAGAGTTTCCTTTTTGCGGGCGGCGGCAGGTGTGAGCATCCCATCCTCCCAAAGATTTTCGGGGGAGAGTTGCATATAGATGCTTCTGATGTCTTTGAGTATCTGTAGCTTGGTTCTCATTTATATATCCTTTGGATTGTCTACCGAGACCCACAATAAAAGGTCTACCGAGACCCATTCTCCGCCAAGAAATTGGAAAGAGTGGCGATACCCACAACATTGACATCATCATAGTGATTCGTGGGGATGATAACCCCATCACGGATAAAATCGCCCTGAGGGCTGAGGATAGCGATCTCAACCTCCTCGTATCGAGACATCTCGATAGGGGAAAGATATTGCCGAGGGCGGCTGTAGGTGCCGTTACCAAAGATAACACTCAGGGTGTTCCCATTGGTCAGGGGAAAGCGATACCCATAAAACATCGTGTTGGGGTTGTCGTTGGAGGTGTTCTTGTAGGTGTTGATGATATCAATCATGTTCATGGTGTCTCTCTCTTTATCAGCTAGGGGTTGCTCCCAAATAATGCGGGGCTAGCTGATTTGGGATAGAAAAAGTTTCAAACTTTTGTTCTGAGATGGTATAAGAGAAGTGTCAGACGCTCCCATCGTCTAGTCTGGCCTAGGACACGGGACTTTCAATCCCGCGACACGGGTTCAAATCCCGTTGGGAGTATTAAAAGACCCCCTCAGACACTTGATTGCCTGAGGGGGTCTTTTTCATTTCAGTACCCGATACCTTCGGGGTCAGTACACGACACCTTCGGGCTCATCATCCTCAGGCTCCCAAGCAGGTGGGTCTATGACTTCGCACTTGACGCGGGTTGTAGAACACAAGGCGTGGGCTGCCTCGGTGAACAAAAACGCATTGGATAGATTTCTTCGCCCAATAACATAGCCCGAACCTGTCTCGATCAGTTCAGCAATCTTCGCATCAAACTTATCCAATATGTATTGACTCCCCTGCTTGGTGACCTGAGTGATCATCGAGGGATCGTCATAGGTGAGAGTGACCTCAGCCGTAGCAGGGGTTAGCTCAAATAGGATAATCGTGGTAGCCATTTTCAACGCTCACTTTCGGGGATGTGGACAAGTCCTTTGACGATGTTGTATCCGAAAAGGAAGAACTTCGGATACGCCTCAGCATACTTTTTAAGAGACGAAGCGGTGGCGAACTCTTGAACACTCATGGTGACCAACTCAGTAGCGGAGGTATGTGAATAAAACTTCCCCGCGTACTGAGCAGGAGCGTTCTCAAGCACAAAGTTCTGTTCCCCCTTATAAACGGCACTCGTTTTTGGAGGGTCTTTAAGGTGTTGCAGGAAGAACATAGTCACATAATCTTGCACACTCTTTGAGTAGTACTCAAGGCTGTGCATCATCTCATGCACAGCAATTTGAGGGGAGTCTTCTAGGCTGAGTCTAATCAAGCAACTCCTTCGCTCTGGAAGATTGATTGCGTGAGCCCTATAGTCCTCAAAACACAAATGGATAGTATTGAGGTTAAAACTAGAGTACTGCTGACAAACCCCCAACGCCCAAAGCATAGCCCTTAAGTGTTTAATCACTTTTGGATTATTCCCAAGTTTACCCATAAAAGTCCGAGAACCCCTAGACGAGACATCCCCGTACAGATTAGCACGACTAACGGGGTTCTCAGTACCATAATGCCCTCTATAGTCTCGCTTTGACGAATACAGTACGAGTGACACGCCTTTAGCATCAAAGGCTTTCAAAAGGGAATCAAGGGTCGGAGAAGAAGAAGTGTCATTTTCAGGTATTGCGGCTAAAACATCTAATGTTTTAGAAACCTCTGCTGATAATGAAGAGGTGTTTTCAGTAAGGCTTTTTACTAACTGCCTAGTTTCCTGTTTGAGATGCATAACACCTTTCAAGTAGTACCCAACCTCAGAGGCATTTTGTGTCAACCTAGATAAACGCCTCAGTTCATCTGATAAGAACACACTAGAGAACAGCCCTCTAGGAGTCTGAACTAGACGGTATCCAGCGAAACTTGAACTTCGACGGATATCTCCCAACACTCCATAACGGTCTGCCTCTGCATAAAAGAACTCTGCGTATTTATCCAATGCTAGTTTGAACGAGGGTTCATTGTGATAGAGATAGTAAAATGGACTCTCACCATTTATCGTAACGGACCCCTCAACAGACCCCACAAGGCTTTCCAATGGGAAAGCCTCAATAAACTTTGGCAGGCTTGTTTTACGATTATCTATCCCTGTGTATTTTATGAGATCAGTCTTTTCGACAATAGTTTTAATCACTAAGTTCCTGTAAGTATTTTGGGTATTCAAAAGGTTGGGGCTGCCTTTTATTGTTTTGATGAATTCACTCAACCCAAATACTTCTGCAAGCTCGATGAGGCTCCCGATCATTTTTTCGTCTACCACACCCGCAAGGCGATCAATCTCTTCGGCACTCAGTTCCTCGTGATGCAAGTTCTCAATCGGGAGAGCGGAGCCATTTATGGCACTCAACAAGCCCCTTATCTTCCTCTTGTCTGGCTGAGAAGTTATGTAGTCTTTCAGACCTTTTTTGATTCTTAGAAACGCTTCTTGGAGTCGCAAAGACACCTCATTTTGAGAACTCTTTTGCTCGAATAACGCAGGGAACTGATCCACCGCTTGAGTCATCAAGGAGTTGAACTTATCCGAAACTGCGGTAGCCACACCCCTTTTTTGAAGGTGAGTGGTTCTCCCCTGCATTCTTCGACTTGGAAGGCTGCCTCCAACAAATCTCGAAGGATTAATCATCTCCCCACGGGATAAGACACTCTGATACACACTCGCCTTTACATCCACCGCAGGGATACTTGCTATTTCTTTAGGTACATCTACCTCTACAGGGATAACAACGGGTGGGACATCAACAACAGGTGGAGTGATCGGCAACCCTCCCTCATTGAAGTACTTCGACATGAGTACCCTCAATATCCTATCCGTGTTGATCTTGAACTCTAGTTGGATATCCACCAACTCCTCTGCGTGTCCATCTCTCCATGCAAGGACAGCAAGAGCAATGGGGGTCTGCTCTAACAAAACCCTCTCCGCTCGCCAACCAGCGGTCTCTACAAACGGAACAACCTTGTTGGCTTCCACCAAGAACCTCTTAAGCTCTGTGGGCATCACTTCAATGATCTTAAACGCACCACCAAGTGCTTCTATCGTAAACACACCCTCATTACGGGTGACCAACCCTTTAGACTCCACATCACCCACCTTGAAGAAGTAGAAGTCATACTCCTTGCCCTTCTTCGCCCCCTGTATATGGTACTTCACATACGGAGACTTGGCATCTACTTCAAAGAACCTCTCCAATCTCTTAGGGCTGAAAACCTTTAGTCTTGGTCTACCTGAGTATTTATCCATTTTATCTGCTCCTTTAGATGGTGAGGTATAGGTCGGTCTTGTTCTCGATGACCTTTTTGATCATAGAGAGCGGCACATTCTTGACCTCAGATACCTTCTTTGTCCGACCACCCCTAAACGCAAAAAAGGATAAATCATATCCTTTTCCGCTTAGGGTGATTTCGACTTGGTTAGGGAAGTCGGTGTTCATATCCAGAGGGAAGGTCAAAACCACCCCATCAGCTTTGGAGTTTACGACCTGAAGTCCCGTGGTTTGGGTCACACGCTTCAAACCACCCAAACTATCCAATATCCGCTCAGTTAATGGGTCGAGGCTTGAGGCTATTTTGTTCCATTGGCCCATGGCATTTCTCCTTTATTCTGCGTGCCTTATTTGATAAACAAAAAAAAACGCTGTTTATCCAATCTCTGAGAGGCAGGTAGCCCTCCGTTGGAAATGTATTTTTTTGTTACTCATTTTATGCGTGAGCATAGGAAAAAAGAGGTGTCGTATGTATCAAGCCAAAAGAGTTATCGGAAGCTCTACTTATCAACTCTCAGAGATAGATAAGAAAGTGGTCAAAGCCTTCGTCATGGAGAGAGAAGCTGATGGGAGAGTACTCTTCTCAGACGGAAGAACTCTTGTGAAGCTCAACTCAATCTTTGCTCGTTGGATTAATGACAAGATTCATATCTTATCTGAGGAGGCAACCAAGTCGGATGATGTGATCTTGAGATTTCTTATCAAGCAAGCAGGTAGAGGCATGGTTCGCTTTAGCTATGAGCGACAAGGACATCCTGAGCCCACCTTCTTCTACAATAAAGAGATCAATGCCTTCCTACATAGTGGCAAACCTATTGTTGTCTATCACGGCACAACTTCCGACTTCAAATCCTTCACCGCTGAAAGTATGAGAACTCAGCTCTTAGAACAAGAAGCGTTTGTAGGCAAAGGATTCTTCTTCTCAGTTAGTAAAAAGACCGCCACAAGATATGCTCACGCTCAACGAAATGGGGATGTCTCTTATGAGGAGGTGTTTCCTCTTTTAAAGAAACACCTCCCCAAAGAGATGTATGCGTTCGCTGAATATGTCTATCGTCAAGGTTGGGACGATAATCTCGATGAGATTTTGGAGTCAAAAGCACGAGGTCTTACAATCTCTGAATACCTAGACACCTTCGGTATTGACATCAATACTCTTGTTGATCTCCTTAAAGGCATAGAGGGATCAAGAACTCGCCAAGATACAACTAACAACACAAGAGATCATGTGTTTGATCTTTTAAGTGGCGGAGTGGGTACATCAAGAGGTAGAATCAGTCTACTCTTAACTGAGCTTGGTATTGACCCCTCACCTATTGAGCCTAGAGTTCTTACCTGCCTTGTAAGAGCGGATAATGTGAAACTTGTTCAAGACCTTGCAGAAGCAAAGAGGGCTCAACATGAAGGCTATGACGCAATAGTTTGGAGTGGTGGAGAACACCTAGTGGATAATCAACCAGAGGTTGTCACTTTCAACCCTAGAAATATACAGATCATTAAATCGGAGGTGGTGTCGTAAGCCATATGCTCATTCTTTAATGAAGTAAAGTATCTATTCCGAAATTGGTAAGAATCTAACTTCTTATAAGGGTTCAAATATGTCACTCTTTTCTGACCTAGTTGTCGATGCCCCCACAACCGAGGGTATCAAGTATGCAGGCTCGAAGTTAAAACTTTTGCCCTACATTCTTCAATTGGTTGATAAGGTAAAGCCCCGCACGGTTCTCGATGGTTTTTCTGGCACAACTCGCGTGTCACAAGCCTTAGCTCAGTCAGGCTACAGAGTAGTTGCAAATGACATTTCTATTTGGTCAGAGATATTCGGTATATGTTATCTGCTCAACGAGGATTCAAAGGAGCATTACCAGCCGATGGTCGATCATTTGAACGCCCTGCCCGGTCGGGATGGATGGTTCACCGAGCATTATGGTGGTGAACCAAACAGCGGATGTTCTGTTGGTGTTGATGGTCAGAAAAAACCGTGGCAAAAACACAACACTCAGCGACTCGATGCAATACGGGAAGAAATAGACCGGCTTTCTTTATCGAAAGTCGAACGGGCCGTGCTGCTGACTAGCCTTATTCGGGGTCTGGATACCGTGGACAGCACTATTGGTCATTTCTCATCTTATCTAAACGATTGGTCTCCCCGCTCCTACAACAAACTAAAGTTGCAAGTCCCCCGTATCTTTCCTCAAAGAGAAACGCATACTGTAAAACGCGGGGACATCTTCGACTTGTTGCCAACTACTGAAGTAGACCTCGCATACTTCGATCCACCTTACGGTTCAAACAATGAAAAGATGCCGCCCTCTAGGGTGCGATACTCAGCCTATTACCACCTGTGGACCTCGATTTGCTTGAACGACAAGCCCTCGATCTTTGGGAAAGTTGGACGCAGAGACGATAGCTCCGACAAAGTGGCAGGTTCTCGGTTCGAAGAATTTCGGAAGGGTGATAGCGGGCGATTTGTCGCCGTTGAAGCCATCGAACGGATGCTCGCGGAGGCTCAGGCGAAGCACATAATCTTGTCATATAGTTCGGGCGGACGAGCGACGGCCCAAGAACTGAATGATGTAATTAAATCAGTTGGCTCTGTTGTTGAGTTGCTTGAAGTCGATTATCGAAAAAATGTGATGGCTGGAATGCGGTGGACCCACGAGTGGGTCGCTGAAGCCGAGAAGCCAAACAGGGAGTTTCTTTTCCTCATTGAGAAGTCTTGAATGATAGTTGGGTGAGACAGTCGCGATGGCGTGGTATGACTCTCTTAGAGAGCATTACATTAAATCGGAGGTGGTGTCGTAAGACTTACCCCTATGCTCATTCTTGTTCTATTGGCATTTCTAGCGTGCCTTATTTGAAACGGGTACCCTTTTTACTAGACACATCTGAGAGGCAGGTAGCCCATGCCTGAGGGTAACACCATGAATGAAATAAAACGCCAAGTTCTTGTCCCCATAAAAGACAAACTATCCAATAAAGAGGGTGTGTTGGCTTCCCATTCAAGGGGGAAATATCCAACCCCATTTGGATACTCGGATAAGGAGTACAAAGAGTTACTTGAGCAAGAGATAGATTGCTTAAGAAAAATAATCGCAGCGATAGAGAAAAACCCGTTCTAAGTGTAGTATAAGGGGATATCCCTCAACCCGCTTCAAAGGAAAAATGCCTTGAAGAAGTCAGTTCTCTTGTTTGCGTCTCTTATGTGTGCAGCGGTTTTTATGTCCACAGGTACGGCAGTCTTTGCACAAGAAACCTGCGGTAAATCCAAGTACACGCTCCCCGTGGATTTCGTTACCTATGGAATGGATATCAAGACTGTTGATGCTGCTATCCGTAAGAAGTATCCCAAGTACAACATCGAGAAGCAGGACGGCAATCTTGTACTTGTGTTCCCTCAGGATAATCGCCCTGTCTTTGACATGAATGCGTTCATCTTTTTTGAGGGCAAGCTAGTCGCAGTAAAGATTTCTTACTCGAATCAGTTTCAGGATGGTCTAGGCGGTCCATCGAAGGCTCTGATGTCGGTACTTAAGAAATTTGTGGAGAAGTTTGGGAAGGCGGATGATATTAGTGAGCTAGATGATAAGAAGGGTTATCTTGCAGTTTGGGAAGTAAATGAGGGAGGAGAAGTGCGGGTGATCGGAAAAGACCCCTACACCATCATCGCTACCTTTGCGTGTAAAGCCTTGGAAGAAGAGATCAGAGCTGAAAAGGCGGCTAAGACAAACTTCGGGTTCTAAGATAGAAGGGGCTAGATGAAGCCCTCCATTCCGATAAGGGGAATGGAGGGCTTCATCTTTAAGGGGACAGGAAATGGATAGTGAAGATTTTTTTGCTTTTAAAGTTGGTATTTGGTCGAGCGTTTTAGTGGGACTTTGGATGATGGCGTTAGGCTATTGGTTTTTAGTTCTTATAGCCGCAGAGTTTGTGATCGCCTATTTAATCGCGTGGTTGGTAATTGAGCTGTACTCTTAGAATGGAATCCGAGAAGAGCGGGTGTGACCTGCTAGTTTAACAGACCCAAATTCCTTTTCGTACCAATCTAAATACCCATCAACATCCTCATCTGCTGATCCGCTTCCGAGCCACTTTAGATATGCGGGGGTAAGTAGCTCGGTCACAGGTATTTGTGACATAATCAGAGCCGCTTTTGGTCCCACTAATTTAGTCGCCCACAAAGGCACGGTTGTAATCAGTATTTCCATAATGACAATTGGTATGGCGACTTTTATCCCATACTTCTTAACCGATTTCCAAATGCTCTTTAGAAGTTCAATCGGATTGACTGCTTGGAATATATCTATGAGTGTGGTTTTGACTACGGACACTTCAATTAGATCAGACCACTCGCGTAGTCCGATCTCTACCACCTCTTTTTGTAGGTCAGAAGTCCACACCCCACCCTTTTCTTCCCTGTACTTGTATCCTGCTATCCAATCATCCGAGTGGTCGTCATCCAAAACAAACTCGGCATATCCGCCTCCCAAAGCTAGTTCTGTCTCTCTTGCTTCAAAACCCGCTTTAAACTCCTCCACATGGAGTTCAATCTGAGCCTCACGCACTTTTTTTGTGATTTCGGGGGCGAGATGCTTTATAGCAATCTCAAAGATATCATCTAGGGGCTTCCCTTTTTTATACAATTCTGTCCACAGCTTTTTAGGCAGAGAAGCTATAGAAACAACGGGACTTTGGATATAGTTTATGAAGAAGGTCTTTAGGTGGTCACCTAAACCTGCTTCAATCTCTAGTAAGGCTACTTTCATCTCTAGTTGAGCGATACGGATTTCAGCCGCTCTACGCTCCATCGCTGTCCTCTCCATCGCTGTCCTCGTACTGATTCTAGTGTGGCTTGTGTGTACTCTCATTTATTATCCTTTTGCACATCGCTTCACAACGATTATAAATGGATTATAAGGGTATAATCCATTTGACCCGCCACCACACTTGGAGCATGAAATGACTGAGCTTGATATCAAGAAATCTGAACTGAAGTTTGAGAAGAAGTATCGGGTACAGGGTTTTCGTTTCGATGTACTCAACTTCTCGCTTGAGCTTGTTCGTGCCTCACGGAGTGAGGGAGAAGTTATTTCCCTATCTGATGTCTTAACAACAGCGGATACGCTTCTTCAGTTTATTGAGGGGAAGACCACCCCCCCATCTGAGAATGCAGCCCCCCCATCTGAGGTGGTCGCCCCCACCACCGCCAAGAAGAAGACTAGGCTAAAGTCAAATCCATCTAGCTTGTTGACCAAGGCAGGTTATGAACTATGAAGTTCAGGTACACCATCCATAACCTGATTGGTCATCCTATCATGGAGCTACTGCATTTGATTGGGTGCGAGAGACTATCCGTGTGGGTTCACGATGTGACCCTACCTAAGGGCTAAGTATATTTTGCAGACCCACAAGAACCACTCGAAGGTTTTGGATAGTGGGGTCTGTATCTCTTGCAGTAGGTTGTAGTCTCTTGCAGTAGGTTGTAAACCTCCTACATTCTATGTATAGCTCCTCGATTAACTCTTGCCTTTCAGATTCAGGATATGCCTGAGGACTTGTAGTTAAGACGGACAAGTCACGGATTAGACCCCTAGCGTAAACAACATCAGGTTTATCCAAAGTAGTTTATCCTTTCTTGTTTGACTTTATAGAAAAAGTTGGTATTCTGAGATTAGATGCGGGAATAGCTCAATGGTAGAGCGTCAGCCTTCCAAGCTGAATGTTGCGGGTTCAAGTCCCGTTTCCCGCTTAGGTGACTAAGATGAAATACTCTCCAATTTATGTGATCACCTCGTTGTCTGACCTCGACATACCTGCGATGATCTTGGATATTAGAGCCGAAAACAGAATGGCTCTTGAGAGATTAGAGAGCATAGTGCAGGTGAAAAGCCCTTTGGCGGTTCTCTATCTCGAAGAACCTTATGAGGTTATTCTTTTAGCGGAAGACCCGATGTTGGAAGGGCTAAGAGATAGGTTTAACCTAATGTCCATAAGTGTCCAAGTCGTTTAATAGATATTAAATAACACCCAAGGGGTCAATGGATAAATCTATCCATTGACCCCTTGGAGATTTGATCATGACAATAAGAACCGCAGCAGAAGTTTTAAGAAGCCTTAAGATGAGAGTAGCCCGCCTTGAGGGTGGAAATACCCGCAAGAGGGCGAACAATGTCGCTAGTGAGATTGTCGATCAGCTTGGTGGAGCGAGAAAACTACAGGTGTTTATTGGATTAAAGGGGATCAAAAGTTTGCCCAATGGGGTGGAGTTACACTTCAACTTGTTCCCCCATGCAGGGGCGGTGAATGTAGTTAGGATTACTCTAAATGGGTTAGACCTTTATGACCTAGAGTTTATTAGAGTCCGTGGTGCGAAAATGAAGGTGGTGAGCACAGCCGAAAATGTGTATAGCTCGGAGCTTCGGAGAGTGTTTGAGGCTAAAACGGGATTAGCTATTGGTTTCTGATTGGCGTTGCGGGTGCTCCTTCTATAAGGTTCGGATGAACCTATAGACCTAAGGGACAGCCGATGTCATTGGATACAAAATACAGACCTAGAACCTATCGAGATGTCTTGGGTCAACAAGGGTCGATACAAGCCCTGAGGGGCTTTATCAAATCGGGTGCAGGGTGGAGGCAGTCCTACCTATTCGCAGGTCCTTATGGGTCAGGTAAGACGACCTTAGGTCGCATCATGGCTCGTGCCTTGTTGTGCATGAGTCCAAAAGACGGCGAACCTTGTGATGAGTGTGATTCATGTTTATCCATGATGAGCGGAACATCGGATAGTTTTGTCGAGGTGGATGCGGCTACAAATTCAGGCAAGGCGGATGTGAAGAAGCTGTTGGAGGAAATCGGATATTCTAGCTTTTCGGGGAATAGGAAACTTTACCTGTTTGACGAGGCACATCAGTTATCCAAAGATGCTCTCGATGCTCTGTTGAAGCCAATGGAGGAAAACGAGAAGGGGACAATGGATAAAAGGTTGGTGGTGATATTCGCCACTACTGAGCCTGAGAAGATGAGACAAACGGTACTGAGCCGTTGTGCACCTGCGTTTATTATTCGTCATGTGAGTTCAGAAGAGATAGCGGATAGACTTCAATGGGTGTGTGAGCAAGAAAAGCTAGGTTGGGAGAGGGAAGCCTTATTGTTGATAGCGGACTTTACAGAGGGGCATATAAGAGATGCCCTTAAGGCGATTGAGGGTGTAGCCTCAGCGTGTGAGGGGAGTGTGACACTCAAGGGTGTGAGAAGTTATCTTCATGTGGATAGGAACGATACGATATGTAAGATGTTGTTATCCGACAATGGAGGCAGTTTATCTCTAGCGGACGAGTTATTGGAGTCTACGCCTGTGGGAACTGCATATGATAGATTGTTGTCGGCTTGTATGTATGCCATCTCATTGGGCATGGGGGCAGGGACACCGCCCCCCTATTGGGACAAAGATGCCATTCAAAAGATATGGGACACTTATGGATTATCTCTGTTGAGTTTATCGGATAGTTTGGCGAGCCGTCCTTTACGCCCTACTTCAGCTATGTTTAAGTGTGATTTATTGAAGTGGAAGCTAGGTGGTATCCCCAAAATGGAAGTTCCAAGGATAGAAGTTCCAAGGGTAGAAGCTACCCTTGGAGTCCCCAAGACGGAAGAAGTACCTAAATCTCTAAAGGTTTTATCACTATCCGATTTCGCTAGGTTGGTAAAAGGACACCTGAACCAAACCATGTAGGATATAGGATAGGAGACCTATGAGAGATAAGGCATGGGTCATATTAGAAATGACACAAAAGGGGGAAGATGAAGCTAGAGCGGGAAGACTGCGAAGTCTTATCTCTCAGCGTAGCAACTTCCCTGAATGTGATATATATATTCCAATGATAAGAACAGGTAAAGACCCTATCTTTTTATTAGAGGGGTATCTGTTTATCCGTTGGGGATACCCAACCCATGATTATGTACAACTGAAAAGAACTCCGTGGGTGGGGGGGCTTATGGCTAAGATAGATGCGAGGACAGGATTAATAAGTAGTGGGGTGGTGAGTGACAGACACCTAAAAGAAATGATTAAAAAGGCAGACAACTTGGGGGGCAAGTTTCAAATAGGAGATGTGGTAGACATAAAGGCTGGAGACATGATGGGGTTTAAAGGGGAGATAATAGATTGGTGGATGAATTCAGAGGGTTTGAGGTTCTACACGCTCTTGATAAAGATGAGAAGCGTAGAAATAATTGTCTCCGTTGATTGTCTCTCCATAGAAGGATAAAGCATGGACGCTCAACTGATGGAACGCCTCTTCTCTTCTGAGCAGGGATTACACACACTCCCAACAGCACCTGAAGATTTACCCGAGGAATCAAGAGAGAAACTTGGTCGTATCTTAGATAATATGAGCCGCATTTCTCCTTTAGAGGCTGATCTCCTTGAGCTTTACTTATTAAAAGGTGTGAGCCAAGCCCAATTAGGAATGATATTTCAATATACGCAACCAAACATACATTATCGAATAGCAAGAGGGATACAAAGACTTAAAGTCTTTATAAACATCGAAATGTACACAGAGGAAGAACTGCGAAAAAGATTGGAATCGTTCTTTACGGACAAAAAAGACATAGATGTTTTGGTCTTGATCTACACACACTCAAGCCAAAGCCTTGTAGCAAGGATTATTGGGGAATCGCAGGGAAAAGTAAGATACAGATATTTAAAGTGCATCAAAGCACTAGAACAATCCCCATCCTTATCCGATGTTTACCTGTCCCTAAAGTGTATTGGGGATAATATAACCCTACTGAGGAGACATAAAGACGATGACTTAGAGAAAAAGGTGATCTTATGAGTGAGAATAACATCCATATCCTCCCGAAAGAACTAGTTGCGAAATGGCTGAATGATCTCCTTCAGTATGAGTACTCCATAACGATTTACCCAAAAGGCAAAATGTTCCCTGAGAGATTTGTAAGGACACTTACGGATAAGTACGAAGTCCATTTCAATGAAGATAAAATAGTCGTGGTGTCTAACGATCCCATAGTTCTAGCTGAGTTATCTCTTATTTTGGATAGTCAGGGGTATTTAGTGAATTAGTTTTTAGTGCTTTTATTAAGCTGCGGGATCATGACTCTCAATACCGTGAGGTGAAGATATGATTTTGCTGCGAAACAAGAATAGATCAGTAGTCCCCTTCAAAGGGGAGCTGTTCAAACAGATAGAGCGGAACTTCGCAAGCGTCCCCGTCACAAACTCGATGGGTCAAAAGATCATTGACCCTGCCACCAAGAAGGTTAGGACAACAAGGGCAGAAGAAGTAGTCCTACCCTTTTATGTTTACAGCGACCTAGTGTCTATGGACGAGTATCTCGTATCCAAAATAGAAGAACTAGAAGAAAGCAAAGTACAGATATCCTCAGAACTTGCTATTAGGTTCGCTGCCTCTTGGAGATTTATCCTTCGCAGATGGGCTGCGTCATCTCCCAAAGGCATGAGAGAGAACTGCATCAAGATCGAAAACCTACTCAAGAGCGTAGATGAGGAAATGACACTCCTCATCAATGATCGCAACACTCCCCTTACCCAAAAGTACACGGACCTGAAGTCCCGTATGACCTCCCCTGAGGGCAAACGCCTCATGGAGTTCTACATGGAGTTCATGAAGGACTTGTTCAAGACATTTAGAATGGAAGTGGCGGTTTCTATCAAGGTCAACGGACGCATGAATGTCCGTTACCTACAGTTTAAACTCAACACACAAATCTCCACTATCCTTGAGTCCGCAAGCGACACAGAACAAGCCCGTATCCAAAAAGCCCTTAGACTTACTGAGTTAAGAGACCTTAAACTCAAAGCCCAGCTCGACAATATGGGTTTTATCGTGGAGTCGGTTCCTGTTTATGAGGAAACAGGAAAGCCCCTTTTCGTCATGATCGCATATGACCCCAAGTACAAGTCGATACCCGTCCCTAAAATCGCCGCACGCAAGAAACTATCCGATGAGGAAAGGGCTCTTGTCAAAAAGACTTTCCCTCATCAATCGGGTCTTTATTCTATCCTCCCAAGCGAACCCACTCCAGACCAAGTTCAACAACACAAACAAACTATCCAATTCCTTAATGCTCAGATAGAAGCCAATAAGACGCTGGCGACTAAAGAATACAAACCTGGGTTCGGATTTAATGCAGACGGCACACCTCAGGCTCAGGATAGTATTGGAAGACCCATTCTCAAATACACACAGCCCGAATCCGTAAGAAGGGATGCGGCTAAATTAGTCAAAACGCTTGAGAAGCTACTGCACAATCAGACACGCCAAGAAGACACCGAACAACATCGTAAAGCTAAAGAAGACTATCAGAAAAAAGTCGCTCCCTATATGCGTGGTGTCTATCACCCAAAGTTCACAAGTCCAACAGGGACTGAATATCAGTCCTTTAGCTCTATCCAAGAGCTAAAGGATAAAATGGCAACACAAGCTGCTACTCAAGCACTTGCCGAGAAGATAACACCAACTATTGGCACCACCAAGATCAAGGTGAATAACTACCCTGAGTGGAATGACAAAACTCAACAGATTGAGTACAAAGAAGCCGAACTCAATGTTGCTGAAATATCTTATCCCACGGGGAGCCAATATATTGTCCCTCGCTTCACACAAGAACTAAATCAGGTCGATTGGAAAAACGATGATCTAATCACCCGTGAGATCAGGGACTTTGGTGAGGGTCAAGTCCTTTCGGGTATTTCACGATCCGTAGTAACCAAGAAAATAGTGGTTGATGGGTCGCCCAAGTCTCTTATTGTTAAGGGACGCTATGCAGGTTACCTTCTCGAAAACATCATCAATATCGAGGGGAGATTTATTGAAGGGGGATACATACTCAAGGCTAATGGGGAGAATAAGGAAGTTCCTCTCTTTGAGGATCGCATGATCGTCAAAGACGGAAAGGTGCAGACCATCGACTTCCTTTCAGACTCCAAAGTTCAACAACGCCTGATTGAACCCTACATTACACTATCCGAAGATGGACAAAGACTTCTGATGGGTGTGCCAGGTGGAAGAAGCACATCCCTTGACCAACACATTATGAATAAACTCGCTGAGAAGGTTGCCACCATTCAGAGAGTTTCCAATCCCGATATCCCCAACGATTACCACAAAGCCCGTAATCCATTTTACTTGTTCAATGTAGAGAACTTTGAACTTGTCCGTAAGAGTCTCGGATCGGTCGCACTCAGTAAGTCAGCCTCAGACTTTATTGATGCCTATCACAAGAGGCTCAAGTCTCAAGAAGCGGCTATGACAGCCGAAAATCTAGAAAGATTTACCCCTGCGGCTCTAGGGGGATTTGTAAGAAAGACCGACAGAGGTCCATTCCTCTTCAACAACAAACAGCTTGAAGCTCTTGCTTGGTTAGAAGCGAGCGACATGAGAGGTGTTGTTGGATTGGATACAGGTGTGGGCAAAACGGTCACAGCTCTTGCTGCGATCAAGACTGCGATCAACCAAGAGATGTTTGAGGGAACTGAAAAACGCAGATTCTTGTTCGTCTCGCCTGCTCGACTTGTGGGCAATCTCAAGAAAGAAGTCGAAGCCTATATGGACGAAGGCGGAGAACAAGTTACGCTCGCTGATGGCACTACGGATACTTCCCCAAATTGGCGTAAGATTATCCTAGATCGTATTGTTGAAATGTCATATGACAAATACACCGAGATGTTTCAGGACTTCGGTGGGCAATTCGCCAAGTCAGAAGAGGGAGCCTCGCTCTTAAATCAGATTTCCGAAATAGAACGCTCCATCCAATTACAAGGTCGCCCCTTAAACCAAAATGAACCTGATGGAGATCGTTATCCAATATTCGAGGACACGGAGATCGAGACAAAGAAGAAAAAGATTAAAGAGCTGAAGAAGGAAGTAAGAAAACTCCAAAAGGCTCTAGTTGTCGAAAGCTACCCCAAGGCTGATAAGTACTTCCAAAAGGAGTTCTACGCTTGCTTCTTTGATGAAGTGAACGAAGCTCTTGTGGGGGATAAGAGAAAAGCACTCGCCTCTCTAAAGCACCCACGCAAGGTATTCCTGACCGCATCCACAATGCAGAAAGACCCTGTAGACCTTTACAGGTTCGTAACACTTGCCAAGGGGGCGGATTATTCCGCAGCGGATGAAGAAGCCTTCGTTAAGAAATATGGAAATGTGGTGGGAGGACGCTTTGTCGGGATCAAGGACGATGCCGAGACTCAGCGTGAGTTCTACACATGGGTAAAAGAAAACGCCTTCTTCGCCTTCAAAGAAAGCGTTAACTACGAAGAAGTTGGCTTACCTAAACTCCTGCCAAAGACATCTCGGACACTATCCGTTAAGATGCCCGTCAAGGTTCAGGACTTGTACAGGGTGGAAGCAAGTAAGATTAAGCGTGAGCTAGATGCCATGCTTAAGAAATATCGTGATCTATCCAAGAGTCTTGATGTTTATGATGATGCTCAGGATATCGACTTCCGTTCCCTAGATGCTAAATGGGTCGGCAGAGGAAAGAAACGCGAACTCCAAAAACTCATGCTCCAAGATTTCGCTGAAAAAAGCATCTCTCCCGTCCTCAAGAAACTTATTCGTTTAGCAAATAGACCCGAGTCTCTTATCAAGGGTGCGAAAAATGTAAAGGTCGAACAGGCTACTGCCCTCGCCGCCGAATATCGCACTTCTAAAGTTCTTTACTTCACATCGGATAACCTACTTGCCGTGGAAACCGCTCGGCAGATCAGTAAGAAACTCCCTTCTAAAGTCCATGCAGTCTGCCTCCCCGAAGAAATACGCTGGTATCAGGCAGGCAAGCTAATTTATAGCCTCAAGGCTAAATTTAACATGGGTCTTGAAGACTTTGAAAAAATCCCTGAAGCAAATCTAATCAAAAAGGCTAATGAACTAGAAGAAGGAGAACTCGAAGCCACTTGGGCTATCGACATCTCAAGAGTCTATATCAATAAGAATAGCCATATCGGAACCACCACCTGCACCGATGCTTATGCCTTTGGTTTTAACTTCCAATCCTTCACCAAGGTTATCCATTTAGATCGCGGTGATGGGTTCAACTCGGAAGTTGTGAAACAAAGAACTGCCCGTGCTTACAGAGCAGGACAAGCACAAGAAGTAGAAGAAATTTTTATTGATGCAACGCTCGGAGAAGAAACCACTTCCGACTCCGCAGTCTCGGGCAATATCCCCACAGAGAACATTGAAAACCTATCCGTAGATGAACTCAAAGGTTTGGTCGCTCAACAAGACCAAGAATTCTTTATGGATATTATCCGTAAGAGTTTGGCGATGGACTTAACTAGTTCTTACGAAGGTGTCTCTAGAGACACCGCCAAGACAGTCAACTTCACCAATGAGATGTTATCCGCCATCATTGAACCCACTACTGCAAATATTACTGCCCTTGAGCGTACTCTAGACGACTTTGAAAAGAACCCCATCAATCACCTTGCCTTAAACCCTAGCCGTTATGACAAGTACACTAACTTGACGATAAACGGAAAGACCTTAGACCTCTCAGATAAGGAAACAATTGAGGCTCTTGATTTGGTCGGATTTAACCACCTTGGTGGTGAAGAATCCGATGTGGTTATCAGAGGATCACAAAACGGAAAGTTCATCCGAGCGGTTCACGGAGATTCCTCCGTTGAAGTAAACCTAGGTGAAAAGGAAATAAACTTTGAGTATATTTATCTGGACCCCTGTGCTCCTATAGGGGCAGGACTTAAAACGGTCTTAAGCCTTCTTTTTACCGCGATTAAGGGCAATAAAACGGTATCCGCCTCCGCCGTTAGTGATGGTAAGTATATTTGGCCTAGAATGGGTTTTGATGGTCAAGTAAACTTGAATGACTACGAGGAAAACATACCTGATATAGGCACACTTAAAGACAAGTTGGGGGAGAAAGTATCCGTATTGGATATCCTTGCCTTGGAGCTGTCTCAAGGAGATAAGTTTGGTGAAAAGTGGTGGAGTCAGTACGCACGGAATCTACAAGTAAAGTTTGACCCCACCAAGGGAAGTAAGTCCATGTTGGTTATTAACACATATCTCCGCCTGAAGTGTCAACAGATGGGGATATCCGTACAGGACTTCTTAAACACACCCCTTGACCCTTTTAATGTAGATGACCCTGAGTGTTGGAAGGCATCAGGCAAGTTTACCTTTAGCGGGAGGTCGATCTCTTTCAACGAAGTTATCTCGATGTACCCCACCGAGTTCAAAAAGGCGTGGTACGCCAACGACAATCTTCGACACGAAGTTATTCAGAATGAAAGAGAAAACTATCCATTATTCTTAAAGAAGCACAAGGTGAAACACATAGAGGCTACTCGCTCTATGGTATCTAAGCTGGCTAATGCAGAAGCCAATCAGAACCTTGCCAAACTAGTGGACGATCCCATACTAGACGCGGCTTGGGATGTCATCCGCAGAAGAAGGCTTATCCTCAGCCAAGAAATAGATAAAGCGATAGATGAAGGTGACACCGACCTCTCACTTGTCCAAAAACTCAAAGGAGATATGTAATGGAACCCGAAAACCTACAGGAATGGATAGATTTTATCCGTAAAGAAATCCCAACGGAAGAACTGATTGTTCAGGCACAAGCCATAGGCTCTGCCTCTTTCCAAAATCAGCTTCAACAAGAGGGATACTCGGCGGAAGACTTACTTGCTCTCTATCGAGCGGTAGCAATCCGTTTTGTCGAGGGGGGCTTACGCATCCCTGATGAGATGGATGATTGCCTCGTCAACTACAGAGAGATAGCGGATTACGATCCCAACAACCCCTTAAATATCCCTAAATGAACATCCCTAAATGAACGATGCCCTAGACCTCGAACTCTGAAAACAACTCATCGAGGTCTAGGGCATCTATATTTGATGTATCCACTTTATCCAAAGGCATCTTAGTAAACTCCTCGATTGCACCAACATCGGACACATTATCTTCTAATGTTTGCTTCGCAGGTGCGGACAGAGCTTTGGATAAAACATCATCGGCATCCTCGGCTTCTTGCCTTCTATCCAAATAGTCTTGGACAAGAGTATCCGTTGTGACCCCTTGGGTGGGTACGACAGAGGGGAGCTTTAAATCGGAAGGCAGACCAAAATCTTGAGCCGTATATGTGCGGCTTCCCCACCGCTGACCCAAGCCCAACTGTTCTTGACACAGCTTTAGCTGATCCTTGAGTCTCCCTTGAATATCCTTCAAGTCAGCCCGCTTCGCTTTGATCACCGTTAGAACATCCTCCAAATCATGAACAGCAAGAGTCAAGTCATTAATCTTAACCTGTAAGGGAACCAATCGGGTTGAGGCTATGGCTTCTCTTTCCGTCTGAGAACGCCCCGAACGCACATGGGGGTCATTTGTCATGAGGTTTGTCACCTCTAACTTGTACTCCGTCTGAGAGATCAATAAGCCCCGCTTGTACTGCTGAAGGTTATGAGAAACCTCCATGTATATCTTTTCCGTATTGGATAAGTGTCCTCTCACTTCGGAAGTCTTTTGATTAAGACGCGATGGGCCAAACTGAAGGGGATCGGCATCCAATACGACATCCATTTCGGATAACCGAGTGTAAATCCCATCTATGTAATCTTGTGTAATCACGCCTTCTTTTCCTCCTCATAAATGAAATGGGGCAGGTAGCCAAATGTAGACCACCCACCCCTTATTATATGGACTCTCTCTCCCAAATCTTAAGGGTTTTCGCCGCCCTTGATCAAGTAGCTGAAGTTTCCCTTAATCTTACGAACAGCCTCCTGCATCTGTGTCTGAGAAATGATGCCTCCTGCCGCCGCTTGCTCGTGGGCAAGGATATTAGCGTCCATACCCAACAAGTGCGTAGCAGTCCTCACATCCGCTTGTGTTAAGCCCTCGCTCAAATCATCAGGTGTCCCATAGTTTGCCGTCAAGGACACAAAAACATCACCACCTCCACGAGGCAACTTCACAACGCGGCTTACCATGATCTGAGTCACCTTCGTATTCGACCTTATCCGAGTCACTTGTGCTTTCAAATCGCTCATTTAAAACCTCTTAAAAGAGAAAGGGGACTGATCCCTAGTTATAGAGAATCAGTCCCCCTAGTCACGGGATAAACTTACTTACGGATACTTTTCATACGCTTGTTGATCTTATTGAAGACCGCCTCGATCTCTTGGATAGCCTCCACCGATTCATCCAAGACATGAAGAGCATGGGCTAGGTCGGAACCAGGCTGATCGAGATGGTTCATAATGCCGTTCTGTAACACACGAGCCTCAGACCTTAAAGGATTGGATACATCTTCGTCAAAGGTCACCTCATCATCCTCATCTAGCTGAGTTTGCAGATCACCTATCTCTGAGAGCAAGCCCTTGAACTCTGACTTCAAGACTTCTATTGCCTTCTTTACAGGGGCAACATCGAGATTCACAGACTTATCTTCTGCCGCCATCCTATTGGAGATGATTGGTAGATCATCTCCTTCAAGTCCCTGAAGACGAGCAAGACGATTGATGCGGTTCTCTAGATCACGGACGATATCGCTAGCGTAACGAGTTTTCATGTTTCTCTCCATTCGGTGTTTGATCTGCCCATCTGACAATATAAAAGAACAACAAATTAGGATGCTATCCGTTTGGGTGTCTCAGTCTTCAGCCACCTACAAATAGCCCATGCTCCTTGAGGAAATGGTCAAACACGCTATATGAGGGTAGGCTACCCTTCAATGGGATACGATGGTACTTGGCGAGATATTCCCAATCCGAGTCCTCTAACCAACTCCAAGGCTGATCGCCTTTTAACTTATTCGCAAGATCGCTCATGATTGTCATACGAATCTTGCCCTTCTCGATACCCTCTTCAATCGTCTGATTTATCCAATCCTCCATAGCTTTGCGGAGGTCGGTGCGTATCCTTGCACTTTCCGCTTTTTCTCTCAATCTATCCGCAGGGCTCTTATCCAACACTCTTTGAGCTAGACCTCTAAGACGGCTCAAAGAATCATCGTCAGCGGTCATCTCAAGTCGAGCGACTCTTCTCTCAAGGTCATGTAATACTTCTGATGCTGTTCTTCTCATCTGAGTTCTCCATAGGTCGGACAACCTATGGGACCAATATAAACAATATATAAGATGAGAAGAACAGCATCAGATTGAGGCTCTTAGCCTATATTTAGACGCTTCTTAGCCACTTCAAAATAATCGGGGTCTAGTTCAATCCCCACAAACTGCCGTTGCGTATTCAGGCACGCGACACCCGTTGACCCGCTACCCATAAAACAATCCAAAACAATATCGCCCTGTTTTGTCAGCCCCTCAATGAAAGTAGTAAGTAGACTCACGGGTTTTTCTGCCCCGTGGTGCTGCTTTGTGATGGGGTGTCGCTGTATTGTAGAAATGTGCGTCAGGTTTTGTTTATTGAGTTCTAGTGACCCCTGTTCGCGTAAAAGATAAGTTCGTGTTGCTTCCTAAAAGGGTTCCCCATGCCTATTCGCCCTTTATCCCATATTAAGATGTTCTTTTGACCCCAATCGTAGAACAAACCCATCAAGACAGCTGCGTATATGTCATCACAGAAAACTAAAATCCCCGCGTTGGGTTTTAATATCCTAGTCCATTCCTTTTTTATTTCAGAGAAATAGAACTCTTGCAGGGCTAAATCTGAAAGCCTGTTAACCTTCACTCGCCCGAAAGCGTGTTTTATCGGGGTTGAATATGGGGGGTCTGTTAGTATTAGATCAATACTCTCATCTTTTATATCTTTCATTATGTCAATGCAGTCCCCAAGAAAAAGCTGCGGGGGTGTAGCTGAAGGCGTGGGTTCGATAGTCATGTGGTCGCCTTGTCAAAGATGATTGCGGGCTTCTATATGGCAGCCCACACTACCGATTTAAAGCCATCTGAGTTATTATCAACTCGGACAGCCCTTAAGGGCTTTATGCTCTACCTTTTCGGATACTTTATGGGTTCTTGTTCTGCCTCTTTGAGAGAATAACCCACAAAAGAGTATCCCACCACCCGACACATTTTATTAGTCCGTGTACCACCGACAGGAGTTATGATGATAAGAATAAGCAAAAGAATGGGAGCAAAAGGTAAATCGCCCCACGACATACTTATGGAGGCTCTTACCCGCAAGGGGTTCAACTTCGATCTCAATCAGGAAGAGATACAAATCCTCACGGAGGCGATTGAGTCGCTCCCCCTAGATGATGAGGACGCTAAAATCATTATCCCCCCTGAAAAGACCACTCCAATGCTCAAATTCCTGTTGGAGTGTCGCTACAAGGAGTCAACTTCAAGGACAGATATAGACCTAGCCGATGATTCATTTGCCTACTTGATTGATCATGTCCCCGCTTGGGCGGCTAGAATGGATTACTTCTTCGGTAAATCAAATTAAGAATAAATAAGGTGGCTCTCCACCTCTACGAGTAAGCTGAGTACGAATGTGCCGTTTACGGATTGACACTTTAGGTTCTTCAGGGTCAACTCCGTGTCCTTGTGGACTAGTTCCATGCCCCTGACCTGATAGTCCAACTCCATAAGAGTTGCCTCTTCTAAAGAATCTTCATAATCGGCAAGTTTTGCCGTAAGCGTCTTGAAGAGCTTATTCGCCAAATCCTTGTGTCCTGCGGTCCCTTCTAGTAGGGTTCTACTTTTGAACAAGCGGGCGAAATCGCTCCCATCATAATTATAGTTCAAAACCATCGACCCACCAACTACCACAGGGTATGGCAGAGCAACTAAATCATCATTATCCTCATCGCCTCTTACATAACCCGACTTAGAAGTAAAGGCTTCGCCTTTTTTGGGCTTAAAGTTTGTAACAGCGTCTAGGTTGGTGCTTAGACCTTCGAGCAGTATGGAAAGTACACCCACAGCTAGATCATCTGAGCTAGACCCTGCGGTCTGAGGGAAAACCATATTTATATATTTCAGGTACTCAGCATCCAAGGCGGCGGTACGCATTGAGGCTGTCGATTCGAGACGGGCGATACGCATCTCTAGATTTCTTAATAGTTCGCTAGCTGTTCTCATGATTGTTCCCCCTGAGTAGGTTATCCATTTGGTGTTGCGATAAACAGGCTATTAAGCAATAACGACAACACACTTACGGGAAAGGGCTTTGATAAAGTCTAAGACGGGTGTATCGTTGCCGCCTGTCCAACGGATACTAGGTTCCACACGGAAAACCTCAAAGGAACGAGGAAAGATGGAACCTGCATGAGAGCTAAACCGCACGGACACATCATGATCACCTAGACCACCGTATTTTAAGAGGTCATTGGTCAGCAATTCAAAGTCAACTGAGTGAGGTTGTAGGATACAAATATCCGCCATTTCTGTTTGGCGTGAATAACGGACTAGTAGTGTTGGCTTCTTCAGTAATGGCATAGGGTATATCCTCCATCGTATCGGAGACCTGCACTAAAAAAAAAGACTACAAAGACTCTAGACACCGATCAATCTATAAAGAGTAGAAGGGGGAACGAAATGAAAGTCGTAATAGATAATTTTCAGTCCATCGAGCACACCGAGTTTGAGGTGAAGGGTCTTACTGTCATCACAGGGCCCAACAACACAGGGAAATCGGCGTGTGCAAGAGCTGTAGCAGGTGCTCTCACAAATGCGAGAGGGTCTAGTTTTGTCCGTCAAGGTGAAAAGGCTTGCAGGGTTCAAATCACCTTTAAAGATGGACACACGCTCCTTTGGGAAAAAGGGAAATCCATTAACAGGTATGAAGTGGATGGTTTTGAAATAAATAAAGTGGGTTCAGGCGTTCCCGATGAAGTTAAGTCGCTAGGCGTTGTCGCCGTTGAAGTGGATGGGAAAGAAGTTTATCCCCAAATCGCAAAACAATTCGAGCAAATCTTCTTACTCGACCTCCCACCTAGCGTCTTATCTAGTGCCTTATCCGATGTGGATAAAATCCAAGTCTTAGAACAAGCTACAGCATTAGCCCGAAATGAAGTCAAATCCATCAACAATAGGATAAAAGTCAAATCCGAAGACTTGTTATCCGAAAACTCCAAAGCAAAATCCTTTCAAGACTTATCAGAGGCTGAAGCTAGCGTTCAACAGGTACAAAACCTACAACTACAACTATCCAATATCGACCAAAATATCGAAGCCCTTGATATGACCCTTCAAAACAGAGAAGCACTTATGAAGTTAATAAACACCCTTAATGATGTCTTAAATATTAACCTCCCGCAGGTATCCGAAATGAGCAAATTTAATGCCCTACCTGAACTCGAACGGATTAAAAGAGAAAGAGCTAAATGCTTCGTTTTGGATAAATCCATCTCTATTGGATTAGAGTCTTTACCTGAGATGCCCGAAATCAAAGGCTTTGAGAAGATTGAAAACCTACAGCGTATCTTAAATGCCCGTAACGGATATATCAAAACATCCCAAGAACTATCCAATGTTCTCGCGTTGGATATTGGGATACAACATCATGAAGTTCAGGTCTTAAACTCGCTTATTGAACAAGCCACCCAAAGACAGGTTTTATCCAATGGGATTGGTCTTGCATCTACTGAAGTTCATACATTGGATAAAGAGCTAGACACCTTAAAGAGCGAACTTGGTGATGTGTGTCCCTTATGTGAAAGGGGTTGCACCCATTAGACCTTGAGCGGGTTCCCATCATCATCAAATAAACGCTCAATCTCATAAGACCCATCTTCTGCCAGCTTCACCGACCAAAGGTCTTTTGTAGACTTATGTACTAGTGCCGCCTTATCCTCGGCAAAGAGACTATGTGCCATCAGGGATGGACCACTCAATAGGATGAAATGATCGTCTAGTGACGACACCTTCATCGAAGCTATCTGTAAGAATTCCGATGGCACTCGGTCTATCTTAGAACCCCTAGTATCGAACTTTACAAATACCTCTCCACCCATCGAGGTCACATCTCCTGTAGCCGTCTTTACGGATACAATCGTCCCCTTTGTTCCGCTCAGGGGGACTTGTGTAGGGATGACCACACCATTATTGGTATTCACAACCACTCGGGTTCCTTCCTTAAAGGATATCCGCTTGGCTCTCTTACCACTATCCGTCAAATCGGATATCTTGGTGTTCAGTACCGCATCCATACTTGCGGTCTTGGCGTTGCCTATAAAGCTGATCTCGTCATCATCCCACATAGTTAATCCTTTCGGTGTTTATCCAATCGGATTAAATATAAAGGCTTTAAAAGACAAAGCCCCTGCTCTACTCTGAGCAAGGGCTTTGTTTAGCTCTTAAGGGGAGGGTATCCCCCACCCCACTAGATCATCTTAGCCAAGAACATCATCGAGGATGTCATCGGCATCAAATGAGCTGTTAAAACCGCCACCGCTCCCACCCGTGGGCGAACCAACCTTTCCTGAGATACGCTCGCGGATTTGATCAAGCGTGAGGTCTTGGGCGATATCGTTTTGGATATTGCCGTGAACACCACGAGCGTGTTCCACCACGCCCTTATAGGCAGGGCTTCCCTTGTCCGAGAGCGTCTTGAACAGGGACTCCTTGCAGGGAGCGAAAGACATCTTGTGGAACTGCGGGTCGGTCACCGTGATGGAGAGGTCGTGCTGTGACAACGGAAACTCCGCGTTAATCGCCTCCAACTGCTTGTACTTGTCGAGGCTGAACACCCAAGTCTTGATCTCGTACTCACCATTGGCAAAACGAGCCTTGTCCAAGTTTCCGTTCGCGTCCACAGGCCAAAACACCAAGGTCGTAGCAATCGAGGTCTTTGAACCCTTACCATCATCCGCGAACTTCTGATACTCAGGTCCGTGGTCGAGGAAGTATCCGACAGACTTGTTGTACAACCGCTTCCCTCCCTTAAAGGAGGGGTTGGTCGGATCACCATTCGCCGTCTGAAACTGAGGGTTCCCATTCTCAAGACCGGGCAGGGCGACAAAGGTCACGCGATACTTGCCCTTCTGAGGCTTCCAACGAACCTTGTCAAGTGAGAGGAGGGGGGCGGAACCGCCGAGGGAAAAATCTGAGAAGCCAGCCATGCTGAGACTCCGTAGATGAGGGTTATGAGCGTTAGCGAGTCATCCGAAGTGATAGGCTCATCGCTCACCTACTCTTTATAAAAGATGACCCCCCGATCTTAAGAAAAACTAACTTTTTCTCAAAAAAATACTATCCAATATAACGCACATACTCCCCTGCCCAAAAATGGAAACAGACACGCTCTTTGGGAACTATCCAATATCGGAACTATCCAATATCTCGCGTATGACACCTAACATATCAGGGGGTCATAAACACGAGCACAAGAATAAGCGTAGATATGAGAAATCCCCCTCCTCCACATCCCCCTCCCCAACACCCCCCTCCTCACCCACCACCATCACCTTCCATGATTCAGCTACTCATCATCCTACCCCCTCCATCCAATGTGCGTCCGATGGATGGGGGGGGTAGGGTAGCTTTTACTTCAGCAAGTCATCTAGAGGGTCTACGCCCTCCTCGCTCTCTTCTGAGGGCTTATCCGACAAGTCGGGTCGCCAATATCCATGACGAGCCACTTCTTCGGTGAAGTAGTAAATATCAGGCTCGGTGAGGCTGTACTTCATCTCCGCAGTAGCCTCATCTTCTTCTCCCTGAATAAAGGATAAAAGATGGTCGAGTAGTGCGGTCTGTTGATCGACATTCAGCTTCTGCCAGACATCGTTGCCAATCTCAATCACAAACTGATATTGACGATCCCCCAATACGGATAAAATGGCAGGAGCCTTTGAGGTCTTACCAAGTACAGGGTATCCGCCCTTACGGGAAGCCTTTTCTTTGAAGATGACCACAATATCATAACATATATCGGCAAGATGTGGATGGTGACTGCCCACCAACTCATTGATCTTGTCTTGGATTTCTTTGCCCGCTTTCCACTTCTCGCTAGCCATGTTTTATCCCTTAAGTGAAACAAGAGAGAAGACCGCCTTCGCTCTTATGTCCCACATTATACAAACCCCTACTTCGAGAACAAACTATCCAATAGCCGTTGTGCCTTATCCCTGAGTTTTCCCATTTTGTGACTCAGCCGAAAGCGTTTATCTAGCTTCCCATACTCCCATTCCAGCTTCCTCCACTTCCGTATCGTCCACTTCTTAACGGATAAGTACAGGATAGTGGATTGCTCCCACTTCTCAGCGGCTAGTGCGGACATTTCGTGTATCCATAGCTCGATGAGAATAACGAGATAAAGCACAAAAGAGGGATTTCGTAATAAGTACACGCGAGCAAACATGGTCATTTGCTCTTCTGTGTACTCATGCTCCGAGTCGAGTACAGCTACAAGGTTTCCGTCTTTTTCTATGATCAAGACGATATTTTCTAAGGGTGTATCATCCTGCCCTTCATCCTGCCCCTCAACCTGCCTCTCAACCTGTTCTTCACTCATATTGGATACTCCTGTATAAGAACAACTAGGAGTATCCGATAAAGGGATTAGCAGGTAGCCTGAGCAATCGCCATGGAGAAGGCGTTGATGGCATCCCTGAACTGCCCCTCCGTCATGATCTGACCACGAGGCGAGCCAGCGATGCCGTCATGACCACCTGCAAGGTCACCCCAAAGGGACTGAACAATATGCCGACAAGAGACATTCTTAATCGGATCGGCAAGGGAGATGGTGACAGAACCCATCTTCTCATTAAACGCAACCACACCGAGACCGACCTCCCCATTAGGGTCACGGTAGAGGTGGTTCGTAAAGTTATCTGCCCTGCGGACAACCACACCAAACGGAGTCGTGGTCACCCAACTCTTCAGGTTGAGGTCATCTTGGGCTTGGATAAACTTCACGCCGATCTCAAGTTCGTCCAACCCACCTGAGAGAAGGTTTGAAACAAACTCAAACGCCTTTTCACAAAACTCCGTCACATCAGAGTTTTGATCCCTAGGCGTATTGAGGCGATTGGTCTGAAGCCAAGCCCCGATAGCCGAGGCGAGCGGGAAGTAAGAGGAAGAGGGGTCAGCCTTGTGCCACCCGAGCGTATCAATCCCCTCCACATAACTCCAAAACCCCTCAAAGCCTTGAGTGAAGAACTGAGCATACTTGCCCGAAGCCCTCATAAGACCACCAAGGGTATCGGCATCAATATGACTGATCAGAGCCACATCATTGTCCTCAAGGACAGGGATATGGGTGTCGTTACAGGGAGCGGGCTGCTCCCCGCCGATATGTCTACCTGCGTACTTGGAACCAAAAGGTTGGTGATGGGCGGCGGTGTAGACCGACCCCTCCGCCACCCAAGAGCCGTACTCCGCTTCAACGGTGAGGGTGGGGGGGGTATCGAGGCTGAGGGTATCGGCGGCGAGTTGAGCGGTAGGGGCGAGGATAACGATCATGTCAGGTTCCTTTTTAAGGGAGGGAAAAGGGTCACACCTTACTAATACTGAGTTATCCGTGTTGGGATACTCTATCTCAGGTAGTATCTGAAAGAATAACCGAACAATGAAAGGATTAGGGACATAGATGAGCAACTTCTTGGATAAAAAGGTCTGTATATATGGCGATGATATTGGAGGTGTTGCGGTCATTCAGCACATGGGGGAAGATATCACCCCTGTCAATGCTGCAAGAGCCAGCCTTGATCAGTTCTCAACCGAGATGGGAGACAAAGAAGTCAAACTATCCAAATTCTTGGTTCGAGAAGGTCACACATCCACGGCGGAGCATAATCTTCTGACATTATGGATAAAAGTGCCGATGTTTGTGGCGAGGCAACACATGAGACATCGCACCATGAGCTATAACGAGATCAGCCGTAGATACACGAGCGAAAAGATAGAATTCTATCTGCCCAAAGAGCTGAGACAACAAGACACCAAAAACAGACAAGCGAGTTTGGATCAGACCTTTGATCCTTTGATCGGTGATTTATTGACTGCCACCCAAGCTATCCATGTACAAACGGCTAATGCCGCCGCTCTGTATGAGGAAATGATCTCTAGTGGAGTAGCAAGAGAACAAGCCCGCATGATCTTGCCTCAAAACATCTACACCACCTATTGGGCTACTGCTAATCTCCACAATTGGATAAACTTCATCTCTAAAAGAGACCACCCCGATGCTCAATGGGAAATGAGGCTGTTAGCTAAAGAAATCAGCCGTCAAATCAGGGGTATTTGGTCGGTCGCTCATTCTAACTATGTCTCTTACGGCAAGATCAATAACCCCGACAACTAAACACCTAACATCACACCCCAAAGGGGAATGTGAGGTTTTTCTTAGCCCCTCACCGCCGCAATCAGGGTGATCTCAGCCATATTAAAGCGGTTAGAACTGCCATCCCTAAGAGCTTCCTGAAGCAGCTCAATGACCTCAGGGTCTCCATCGTTCTGTTCTAAAATAGCAAGACCTGTTGATGGTCTACCCCCATTTACTGAGAACAAAGACTTCTGCCAAGAGTAGCGGCTGCCAGCGGTTCTGCCGCTAGAGGTCTTACCCTCAAGACGGGCAACGCGGGCTTCGAGGCTTCTTAAAACTTCTGACGCGGTTCTTCTGATCATGATTGTCACTCCAAGAGATTAATAGATAGATTTATCCATTCTCCCTTGGAGGGACCGATAAAAGGATTATTAGGCTAAGAGAGACGATCACGCAACCTAGATAAGCGGGTAGTGGTGTTGGCATTCATTACACACTTAATCATAGCCTCTCGCTCACCCACCAAATAGACCTTAATCTTTGCCCTTGTGATGGCAGTATAAAGCAGACTCCGCAGTAATAGATTGTTCCCATGTTCAACACACATGGGCATAATAATTGTGTGATATTCCTGCCCCTGTGCTTTATGCACGGTGGTCGCATATGCCAATCTCAACAACTTGGATATTTCATCCAAGGGTAAATCCAAGCGTTGATCCACGACACCTTTAAGGATAACTTCGATGCTCGTTTTGTTTATGCTCAAAATGCGTCCAATATCGCCATTATAAACGCCCAAATCATAATCATTGCGGGTTATCATAATCTTGTCTCCCATCCGATATGTCCCGCTACCAATCTGTAAAGATTGACTCAGTTTAGTGCTAGGGTTCAAGACGCTACGCAGTTCTTTATTCAGACTTGTGACACCCAATAATCCATGATGCGTTGGACTCATCACATGAAAGTCCTCCCCCTCTAGGTGCAACTCCCTCGATAAATCCAAAATCTTATCCAATACAGCCTGTTGATTATAAATCTCGATAAACTCAAAGTCGGCATCAGGCTCAGGTACTTGTCCTGCGTGTATCTTATGTGCGGCTAAAGTTACTCCTGACCCCTCCCCCTGTCGGAAGACTTCGGATAAATGCACACGAGGTATCCGAGACGAGTTCAGTAAATCAGCTAAGACAAAGCCAGCACCTACAGGAGGAAGCTGTGCAATGTCTCCGACCAAAATCACCCTACATCTCTCCGAGATGCCACACATCACTCTCCACATTTGGTGCAAATCCACCATAGATGCTTCGTCTATAATCACTACGCTCTCTGCACGAGGGTTTTGTCGATTGTGTCTCCATATCTCAGCACTCGGGTCTAAACTCGATGCCACATCCGTAACAATCTCTCCCTCCACCTTCTTTACTCCCTCATAATCCGAAATACGACCCTTTTCGTCTTTTGTCCCACCTGCACCAAATGCCCTGTGTATGGTCATGCACTCCATACCCGTCAAAGAGCCTGCCCTCTTCGCCGCTATGCCCGTTGGGGCTACCAATAACACCTTCTCCCCTTGTGCCTCTAAACACCGACACAAAACGCTCAATATTGTCGTTTTACCCGTACCGGGTAAGCCTGTCACTATCGACACCGCACTCTCCAAACCTAACCTCACAGCACTCAATTGTTTATCCGTTAGGGCAAACCTTGAATGACTCCTTATTTCAGCCTCCGTCAATCGCTTCGATGAACCTCCCAATACGCTCGCTACGCTCACAATATCATGCCTTATCGGAGATAACACCTCCTTAGCTACCTCCACCTCCATCTTGTGATAAGACGGCAAATAAAGAGCGTTCCCACCCAGGGGCAACTTCTCCACCACCACACGAGCAGGAACATTCTCCTTCATCGACTTGATCGCTTGTGCAATCTCCTGCGGATTATCCAATCCCGTCAACAACCCCACATCTCTAAATACTGCCCCCGTGTCCAAATACGATTGTCCATTCCCCACACCCTGCAACAATGACCAAAATACACAACCCTCTATCCTATTCCTGTCACTCGGATTGTAGTCCTTACCCAAAAAGGTGTTCGCTATAGCGTCCACAGCCTGAAAACCCAATCCCTTGTACACCAAGCACCAAGGATTACGCCTCACCATCGAGGGATCAGCCTCCACCTCTTTCCATATGCTGTTCACCACCGCAGGGGGTACACCAGCCTCCGTCAAACAAGATAACACCTCCAAACTCTCCGATAAACCACTATCCGACCAATCCATCCATTGTGTTAGGGCATTACCCCTCAGGTAACTCGGATTGATCGGATTCCTCACAACCTCCAACACCGCCTTACCCGTCTTTTTATCCAAAACCTCCTTACACGAAAAGGTTAATACACCCCCCACAGACGCAGGTCCTGCTATCTTACCCTTAACCACAATAGGATAAGTCTCCCGCTCACCCGCAACCATGCACCTTAAAACATGATAAGGGGGATTGGCATATATTGATCCAAGTATCTTCGCTACGCAGTACATAATCTGACTGCCTCCTTTCTTCTCCACCTCCTCTTATAGAACCCCAACACACACAACCTCCAAAGACTAAACGCTCAATAAACCCTAAAACAACCACCATAAACCTTAACCCCTACCACACCCCTACCCATAGCCCTTAAACACTTAAATAGACCCATCTGAACGCTCAAAACAATAAAGCCTCTTTACCCCCCCTAATAACCCAACCCATGATTCCCTTTTCTCTCAGTAGGGCTTGGTCGATTTCTTTTTCACTAGGTTTCCCTAGTGGACTATAGACACCTAGAACCTTATCCATCAGTAAGGTTTTATCCGTTTATCTTCCATCAGTAGACCGAGAACCTTTTGATCTATCTCTCAGTAGGTTCTTAGATACCTGATCCCTCTTATCCGACTGATCCCTCTTATCCGACTGTAGATTCTTTAGTCTAGCTTATCCGTCTTTAGACTTCTATCAGTAGGTTCTATCTCTAGGTTCTTGTCTCAGTAGGTTCTTATCCAACCACCAATCTTATCCATTCTTCAGTAAGTTTTATTTCTCTTATCTTCGCTTATCTCTATTATCTTATCTCTCTTATCTAGAGTAAGACTTACTACAACAATAAGTCTTCTTAGCTTGAAGTCTCTAGGAGACATCTTACTGAGTCTTACTTACTCAGTAACTTATCCGTAGCTAGTAACTTTATCCGTAGTTGAGTTGATTGTTGTTGAGTAGGTTTTCTAGTAGTAGGTTGTTGAGTATGGATTGAAGTTGTTACCTGAGTACTAGTAGAAGCTGAAGTATGGATAGTTGTAGGTAGGGGAGTTGTAGGTAGGGGAGTGATAGCTGATAGGGGAGTAGTAGTAATCGGAGTATAGGTTGAAGTAGGGATTATTGTAGTAGAGGTTATAGTAGAGGTTGTTGCAGTAGTAGTAGGTTGAGTAGTTGGTTGAGTATTAGTTGGGGTTGTTTGAGTATTAGTAGTTGTTGATTGAGTTGTAGTAGTTGTCGGTTGAGTTGGTTGTTGAGTTGGTTGTTGAGTTGTTGGTTGTTGAGTTGTATTGGATAGTTTGTTTGTATTTATTGGCTATAGTCCTTAGACGATACTTCGTATCCGTCTTAAGTCCTATTCCCTAGAAGCTCTAGTAGAGCTATCTATCTCTTATTGGTCTTCTAGAAGAAGAAGTACTTACTAGTAGTAGTAGTAAGAGATACATAACTAGACTGATCAATATCCTAATGGATAAGATAGTAGTTAAGAGGGTACTTATCCAAGACCATACTTATTGGATAAGAGAGGACAACTAAAGAAGACAGGGTTTAGTAGGTTGTGTTCTTTAGAGGGTGGATAAAAGACGGATACGGAGTAAGAGACTAGATGGTGGTCATAAAGACCAAAGACCTCTAACGGAAGTAATTAGAGCCATCCATCTCCCTAGGGGCTGTTTGAAACTTGTCGTTAAGTGACAGGTGTCCTTAAGCCTCAGCGTATGAACAGAGATTATGGGTTCGCTAAGAGCGTATCAGAAACTGACATATCCCTCTTAGTGGGAGTTACCCATAGCCTAGTCGAAACCTAAAGGGTATCCACCCCCTTCAGGTTAGCGATGGTTAGATTTCAAAGAGTCTAGCCGTTCGTGACTTGGCTACGCCTTAGGGGACGATCCCTAAGTGAACTTGTAGACACTTATACAAAGAGATTTGCTCTATTGCAAGGGGGAGGGTGAGGGTTTGCTCTATAAAGAGGATTACAGGGGCAATTAACCCCCTTAAACGCGAACTACAGCCGCCGCATCCTGCGTCGCTCTGAAAGGAGTCTAGAGTGATAGTGATACATCATGGTTTGGGAGTGGAGAGAGGACTAGGTGATCTTTTGGAGGGCAGGACACTAGTGAGACCGCCGTACAAAGACTTGAAGGCAGAAGAGATAAGAGACTTGGTGGAGGCTTACAGCCAAACCTGGCCCCATCGGAACGCGACTCTGCTAGCGGGTCCTTTGGACGAGGCTAATCCATCTACATTAGATATCCTTCTAAAGCGTATTGAAGAACCCTATGTTGGTGCTCCCGATCTAATCCTTTGGGCTCATGACTATGGATCAGTCCCTGAAACTATCCGTAGTCGTTGTGGAGAGAAATATCATTTTGCTCCTCCCTCTCGGCATCGTCTTTATGATGAAGGTGAGCGTTTATTTGAGGCTCTATTGAAAGATGATCTAGTGGGGGTATGTGGGGTAGTGGGTAGCCTCACAAAAGAGGATTACAGGGGGATTTTGGAGGCGTTATTGGAAGTAAGTGTAAAGAGAGGGGAGTTGAGATTTTATACGGAGGAGTTAAAGAGGTTGTTGAGGCGACCACAGATAACGCAGGTGTCGCTGTATGGACACTTCTTGGGACTAGACCCTTATTGAACGGAGACACACACATGATAAGAGTGATTTATGGGTCATCGGAAGATTGGATAACTCTTCGTGTGGGAATGATAGTGGAAGAGCAACGCTCAAAGGGTAATGAAGTGCGAGTAGTAGATGGCAAGACGCACACGGAACAAGAAATATCAACTGCCCTTGAACATGGACTCTTCGACACCGATCCTCTATTCGTGGTTATCCATAATCCGACAAAACTTAAAAAGTTAGCTTCGATATTGGATAGTGTGGGAACAGGAATAGAAGTGTTGGTGGTTCAGTCGAATGATAGGCTTCCGAAAGCCCTAGAGTCTTATCAGACGCTGAAACTAGATGAACCGAAGTACGACTCAGAAAAAAAAGAATGGGCGAGCAAGTTCTTAATGGATATTATTGAGAAGTCGGGTTATGAAATAAAGGCGAATTTGGCACTAGCCGTGGTGAAGCGAGTGGGGACGGATTTGGGGGTATTAAGATGGGAGGCGAAAAAATACATGATGTGTGTGGAACAGGGTAAGAAAGAAATAACACCTCAAATTGTGTCAGGGTGTATATCTGAACTGAGCGAAATACAAGGGACGGAGTTGGTTGAGGCTGTCGCCATGGGCGACATGAAGCACTTTCTAAAAATCTGTACACGCATCGAAACCACATCTTCCACAGATCAAACCATGTCGGTCTGTAATGGATTGTTGCTCTACAATCTAGTGCAATGGATAGATGTCGGTTTAAGACTAGAGAGTAAGCAGACTGCCACAAGGATAGCGGAGGATTTGGGTAAAAATCCTTGGTTCATAGAGAACATGATCATCCCCAAAGTAAAGCGAATTGGGGTAAAACGGATAAGGCAGTTACTGCGTCATTTATATTGGTGTGAGGACAATGTTAGAAACGGCGGCAGAGAACCTTGGGTAAAGTTCAAGGCGGGAGTGGTCAAGGTTTTTAGTGCTTAAATAAGACCGAGCTACACACTAAATGGGCTAGTCACCCAATCCCACTCACCGACTTGCTTGAGCCTCAGGCAAGTCGGTTTTCTTTTATGACCCCACAAGGAGCCTCTAAATGGATACTTTCCATTTTTCTCAACACGCGAAGTCACTATTGGATAGTTACTATTTGAAGGAGGAAGATACTTCAGCCCTACAGGCATTCAAAAGAGCGGCTTACGCTTTTACGCCGAATAAAGAACTAGCCGAAAGGGTCTATATCTACGCCACCAAGGGCTGGTTTATGTTTTCTTCTCCGATACTATCCAATGCAGAAGGACAGGGTATGCCGATATCCTGTTTTCTTACTTATGTCCCCGACTCAGTAGAAGGTCTTATTTCTCACACAGAAGAACTGAGATGGATGAGCGTCTTGGGAGGCGGAGTGGGAGGACATTGGTCAAGTGTCCGTTCCGTATCCAATAAGTCTCCGGGTCCGATTCCATTTCTCAAGACCGTGGACGCTGATATGGGTGCCTACAAACAAGGCTCTACTCGTAAAGGCTCTTATGCCGCCTATTTGGATATTTCTCACCCCGATATTGTGGAGTTCTTAAACTTAAGAGTTCCCACGGGGGGAGACACCAATCGTAAGTGTTTTGTTCTGAACAACGCGATCAACATCACCGATGCGTTTATGGAACAGGTCTTCAAGGGAGGGACATGGGACTTGAAAGACCCCAAGAGCGGTGAAATAAGGGACACACTTAACGCGAGAGAGTTATGGCAACGCATCCTAGAAGTAAGGTTCAGGACAGGGGAACCTTATCTTAACTTTATCGACACAGCGAACCGCCATCTTCCACAGCCCTTGAAGGACAAGGGTTTGAGGATAAACGGCTCCAACTTATGTAACGAAGTCCATCTCCCAACGGCACCCGACCGCTCTGCGGTGTGTTGTCTTTCTTCTCTCAATCTTGAGTATTTTGATGAGTGGAAGGACACCACGATAGTCGAGGACTTGATCGAGTACCTAGACGATGTGCTTCAGTACTTCATCGACAACTGCCCCAAACAACTATCCAAAGCTATCGCTTCAGCCAAAGCTGAAAGGTCTTTGGGATTAGGCACCATGGGTTTCCACTCCTACCTTCAAAAGAAAGGGGTCGCTTTTGAATCCATGTGGGCAACTATCCAAAACAGAAATATCTTTAGCCACATCAAAGAGAGAGCTGTGGCTTCAAGTAAGAGACTTGCCCAACTCAAGGGTGAATATCCTGATGGATTGGGTAGTGGACTGAGAAACTCTCACCTACTCGCCATCGCTCCTAATGCCAACTCCGCTATCATATTGGATACTTCTCCCTCAATCGAGCCATGGAAGTCTAATGCGTTCACACACAGGACAAGAGCGGGGTCGTTCTTACAGGTCAATAAATATCTCAAAGCCCTCTTGGAAACTAAAGAAGGCATAAATGTCGAGGAAACTATCCAAGATATTACGCTCAAACAAGGAAGCGTTCAGCATCTTGATTGTCTCAGTCCTCAGGAAAAAGAAGTCTTTAAAACCGCATTTGAAATAAACCAAATGTGGGTTGTTGAACACGCAGGTGTCAGACAAGAATGGATTTGTCAGGGACAATCCGTAAACCTCTTCTTCCCCGCTGGCTCTGATGTCAACTATGTTAATGCCGTACATCTCTCCGCTTTTAAGAAAGGCTTAAAAGGACTTTATTACCTACGCACCTCCGCAGGTGTTATCGCTGATAAAGTATCCGAAAAGGTTGAGCGTAAAGCACTCAAAGAACAACTAGACGAATGTCTTAGCTGCCAAGGCTAACTAAACAATCACACACACATCAGGACTATCCAATATGAGTCTCACCGAACCTAGCCTCACCTACAAGCCCTTTAAGTATCCATGGGCCATGCAGTACGCAGAAGAACATGAGAAAATCCATTGGGGGTCTTGGGAAGCCAAACTTCAAGACGATGTAAACCAATGGAAATCAGGTCTCATGACGCAGGAAGAAAAACAACACATCACTCAGATTTTACGGATATTCACTCAGAGCGATGTAGCGGTCGGCGGGAACTATTGCTCAACCTTTATCCCTGCGTTTCCCAATAATGAAGTGCGGAATATGTTACTCACTTTTGCCAATCGGGAAGGAACACACCAAAGGGCTTATGCTCTCTTGAACGACACTTTAGGTATGGCGGAGTCCGAATACTCCCTGTTCCTAGAGTTCAAAGAAATGCGAGATAAAATCGAATTCATGACCCAAGCTCCCGCAGGACTATCCAAGAAATCTCACCTCGCTTTTGAACTCGCTCGCTCCGTCTGCAATGAAGGCATGAGCCTCTTCTCGGCTTTCGTCATGCTTCTCAACTTCCAACGCTTTGGGAAAATGAAAGGTATGTGCGAAATCGTGGAATGGTCTATCCGAGATGAGTCCGTCCATGTAGAAGGCATGACCAAACTTTTCCACACCTATATTGAGGAAAATCCAAAAATCGTTAAAGATGATCTCAAACGATTCGTCTACACCAATTATGAGAAAGCTGTTGAACTCGAAGATGCTCTCATAGACCTCGTGTTCCGAAATGTCCAACTACAAGGACTTGAAGCTACCGAAGTTAAAACCTATGTCCGATACCTCGCGGATAGACGATTACTCCAACTCGGACTCAAACCCATCTTCAAGCAAAAGGATAATCCACTCAAATGGCTCGATTGGATCGTAAGTGGTGATTCGTTCAAGAACTTTTTTGAGGGTGTCGTATCCGACTACAATAGTAATGGGCTTTCGGGGAATTGGGATTGGAGTGACCTTTAATAATCCCTTTATATTCTCTCCAAGGGAGTATTGGATAAATCCCTATCCATTAATCCTTTGGAGACCCTGATCATGATAAGAAGAACCGCAGGTGAGATTTTAAGAAGCCTTGAGGCTCGCGTTGCCCGCCTCGAAGGTCGTACCAAGACCGCTTATGGTCGCCCCGACAACTACGATGCCCGCGACACAGGCGAGATGAGAGATGATCGCTATGAGCCTTATGATGATAAGCGTGCCGAGCGTGCCGAGGACATCTTTTTTAGCGTTGTTGATGCCCTACAGGACTTTGTTAGACGCAGCACCAAGAGCATTGAGGCTTGGGCTGAAGAAAATGACTACGGGTCTTACGATGGAATGAGGGGCATTAAGATGGTAGAAAAAGATATTAAGCGGAAAATATCCGAAGGTTGGGATAGGAGAGATTTGGTCCGCTACTTTCTACTCGCTGAAGAAATTGATCCTAGGACGGATGAAGATGATGCTCTCCGTGAGATGGCAAAATTAGTAGCGAGGAATAGACGCTAATTAATAATCCTTTTATATTATCTCCAAGCGTGAGTATTGGATAAATCCCTATCCATTAACCCGATATTGGAGACTTGATCATGAGAAGAAGTGCTGCTGATGTTATCCGTCACCTTGAAGGTCGGATTGCTGACCTTGAAGGTCGTACCGCCGCCCTCGGTTTTAAGAGTCGCCCCCTCCCCAAGGATAGAGATTGGAGGGATGATCGCATACCGCAAGTAGATTATGCATACACTCCAGGGCCTGCGGATGTTAGCCGTCCTATTAGGAATGACTTTACCGACTTACTTGAAACTTCAGGGCTCATGTTGGCGGGGATAACCGAGTGCCTTTTGGTTATAAACAAAGGGATCAGAGAGGTGCAAAATAGCACATCTCTGAATGTTGAGTATGGTAGAAAAGATTACTTAGAACAACTTAACGCTGTTGTAAGTCTTATGACAAATTTTAAGAAGGACACTTTGTCGATGAAGAAAGCTGTAACCGAAGCATATTCTTCGTTGGATCACGCGGCGTCGCAGTCTCAGCAGCCTAATATTACGGCTGTGCCAAAGAGCCCCGCTCGTAGGTGAGAGAACATTAACTTTCAGGGCGGGGGGATAAGAAACTGATCCTTTCCGCAGGGATAAAAAGAAACAGCCCCTTATCTGAGATTGGATAAGGGGCTGTTTCTTTTTATCCTCTAAAGGGTGTTGTCTTACTCGTCATCTTCCCCGAACATAGCGTCAAGCTCGCTCAAGGCATCAGCGGCATCATCAGTTAACTCGACACCACTAGAACCAAGAGTCCCTGCTTCGGGTTCGTTCTTCTTGGCTGTAAGGAAGGGTTTAACCTGAGCGAACATATAATCGAGCCAATCGTTGGGCATATTAGCTCTAAAGCCTTCAAGACCTTGACCTCTAACTTCACCCTGCGGTCCCATCCAAGAGAACCAAGCACCCTTTTTAACTACGATATTTGTCGCGATAGCCAAATCCAATACCGTCCGCTCATTATCGACACCCTTACCCGACATCAGATAAAACTGAGCCTCATGCTTGTACGAGTCGGACACCTTGCACTTATCCAATGCGGCTTTAACGATATTGCCCTTAACGGACTCAATCATCTTGTTCTGTAAGCCGTCCCATTCCTTACCCTTGTCTTTACCAATAACGGTCAACATGATCTTGAGAGTGGAATAGAAAGTCCACGCTTGACCACCTTGAGGTTTTTTGGTGGGTCCAGCTCCAAACCCCGGCATACCACCAATCGCCTCACGCAACTGAGAAATACCAATCACCGCAGTATTGGATACTGCAATAACACGCTTAAAAAGAGGCAAGAACTGAGACCATTGACGAGCCAACAAACCAACACCACCCTGCTCTGCTTCCTTCTTAAACATCGCTTCGGGTACACCCGCACCAACTGAGTCCACCACAATTAAATCCACACCTGCATGAGCAAACTTCACCATCAACTTGAAGCCCTGCTCAAGCGTCTCAGGCTGAAGCAAAAGAAAACGCTGTTTATCCGTTACAGGTACTCCCAACACAGAAGCATAACGAGGTTCAACCTCGTTCTCCCAATCTATGTACACACAAGTCCCCCCCTCCGCACAAACGCTCGCCGCTGTCTGCAACGCAATCGTGGTCTTGCCCGCTCCCGCCATACCGTAGATGTTCGTAATCCGTCCTCGCGGAATACCCGGACACGGACGAACACCCTGTGCGTTTTCCTTACCTCCAATCAGATAATCAAGTGCCACCGACCCTGTTGAAATGTGAGGCATTGAACTTGTCAATGATGCAGGGTCTAGCTCCACAAGGGAACTATCCTTAGTTCCCTTCTCAACCTCTTTCAAGGTTCCCATCAAATCCGCTCGCTTATTCAGGGCTGTCGCTACGCCCTCTGCCTTCTTCGTGCTTATCGCCTTACTCATCATCCGCTCCATGAGTGTTAGAGGGCTCCACAATAGAACCCTGTGCCTCGGTTGTTATAGGATTACTCGACCACCTAAAGTAACGATCATCTTCTTTATGCGTCAGTCCCATACGCTTTACCCTACCTGCCTTCTTACCCTGAACATACCTCTCTAAATCCGTAAAATGCTTCCTCTCTAAATCGGATAAATCAGCAATCTCTATCTTCCCCTCCACCAACTGCCAAAATCTCCCCGCTGTCCTCCCTACCCAATACGCATCTGCCTGATGGTGATTCCACCCCTTCGCCCCTTGACCATCTGTCGCCTTCTTCGCAGCCTCCACCATATCCGCCTTCTGCATCTTCCAACCCTTCGGTCTATTCAAATACATATGTGCGTGAGCCTTTACCTGATTCGGCGTTAAATACACCGTATCCAATCCCTCCAACATCAACGCCTCATTCGAGTAGAGAAATAATCCGTACATACCCTCTGAGTACAAGTCGTTGAAAATGGGAGACTCAATACCTACCCTCAACTCCACTTTCGGATACTTGCTTCGGATAGTCTGAACCACCTTTCTCAGACCCTCTCTCAAATATATGTACCTCTCCACAAACACCATATCCGCCTCTGTTCCCATCATCCCTTTATCCAAATACTCCCCCTCATCCGTTATTAACACCCAACCAAAGTTTCTCAGCGATGGGTCTAATCCAAGTATCATCTTCTCACTCCTGTTCTCAGCGGTTCATCCACCACCCCCTTATGAATTATCCGAAAATCAGAAGTCAAAGATTGAACACATACCCCCACGCTTATCTTCCGTTTTCCCCACACCCGCCTCAGACTTGATCTCCGTCCCGATAGGGCTCCAATGCCTGATCCGAGCCTCACATATCCTCGCGTACTCAGGCTGTAACTCTATCCCCACAAAGTCATGTCCAAGACGAGACATCGCACACCCCGTAGTTCCACTCCCTAAGAATGGGTCTACCACTAGCTTGTGCGTACCTATGTCCCTCGCACACCACTCCATCACATCTATCGGCTTCACAGTCGGGTGGACATTCTTACGCTTCTTCATAACCCCCTCTTCATTCTCTTCTCCCTCCTCTCCCTCTAAGGTGGTTTCATTCTGATCCTCAA